AAGACGTCGCCCTCTCACGGCGAAAACACGGGTTCGATTCCCGTACTGGCTGCTAACGAAAACCTTGTAAAATCAAGGTTTTTTGTGCTTTTTAGAGGTGTTTAAAAGTTCGAGGGAACAGGCTAGGGAACAGGTAAGGAACAAGAACAAATATTCGAATTAAAACCATAGGAGGAAAACTTGTGTGTGAGACACAGGAAAAACCATCGTAGACGGCAGAAATGCGGTCTTTTTTTGTTTCCCAAATTATGTTAATATGGTTGTATGGAGGTGGTGTTGTGGTACATACCGCATATGATGTAATGAAAGAATATCTGATAACCGGTGCAGAACTTGATGGACAATTTCAGATACCAATACTGCCGAAAGTAGATTTCTCAGCAGGCAAGTCGATTGACTTTGCGTCTTCAAAATCCAGATCATTGAAAGGTCACAAGGACCTGACCGTAAATTTTTACATTGACGACAAAAGCTTTCTACAGGTATGGAATCAGCCTGACCAGTACATTGAGCACTTAAAATGTTTCAATTCAGTTTGCAGCCCAGATTTCACAATTGCTTCCGGGATGCCAAGCGCGTTGAACATCTACAACCTGTACAGAAACCATGCTTTAGGCTATTATTGGGCGATTATGGGCGTTAAAATAATTCCGTCCGTAAATATTATCAGTCCGAAGGAAATGCCGTGGATATTTGATGGAACGCCGCACAGAAGCACTGTATCATGTTGTACCAATGGCAGAGTGCGGTCAAAGTCTGCCAGAATGGAGTTTTGCGAGAATTTTAAGGAAATGTTGGATGCGATAGAGCCGGCAAAGGTTGTGATCGTAGGTATCGTGCCGGATGAGCTTAATGTGGATGTGCCAATTATAAACCTCAATTCACGAAGCCAGAACATGAAGGAGATGTTCAGAAAGGAGTAGGCATGGGAACTATCAGCAGGGAATCAGCGAAGCGCAGGAGTAAGGAAACGAGCCGGCAGAAAAGGCGTAGGAGTAAAATTTCTGATATTACAAGAAGAAAGAATACTACCAGAAAAGACGAATTGAATGTAATGAAATAAAAATTTACATCACGCCGAGGCACGTTATAGGAATTTGTATACAAAATGCACAAAATAAAAAAGTCGCAGGTCTGAATTAGTCTCAGATTTCTTCGATTTTTTTCAGATTTTCCCAGTTCAAACCGTCCCGGTTTTGATTCTGTTTCTAATTTGTCGTACATTTTCTTGGGGCCTTTGTCCCTCCCGGGACGGTCCCGGAAACATCCGGTCGATCAGGAACAGACCGCCACCGGAAGCCCACGAAACCGCACCGCCCGGCATGATCTGGCAAAACCAGAGCCAAACAACACAGCTCGCCGGGGATAACCCGGGAGCGGACCGGGAACAGCTGTGGAAGTACCGAACCAGTACCAGACACAGCCAGAACCAAAACCAATTCTAATAGAACACTATAAAACACGTTTAAAAGCGTTTTCATGCAACTACGGTAAAATATACAGGGAACACATAAAACACGCTTAAAAAGCCAAATACGGCGTTATAGAAGTATTTAAGGTACAGTCGCCCAAACAAAAACGTCTAAAAGCGTACAGAAATAAGACCGCCGGAACGATCATCAACAAAGTCCGCATAGCTTCGCACAGTCTGGAAGTATAAAGACCAGACCGGGCAAAGCGTCCGCGCAACTATACAAAATAATAATAACCCCGTTGTGCTCTGCCGTCAATCCCTGTTATTAACTCGATATTTGAAGATTTAATGCGGTTTTATATACTTGTGATAAAATATACCGGAATCGCGCTAAAAGCCGTTAAAACGTCAAATAGGAGCTAATACAACTATATGTAATTGCCAATGTGCATCAAACCGGAGAACAATCCCCGGCGAAGTCCCGGCACAGGTCGCGAACCACCGCCGCCCGGAGCGGATGCAGGACACCAGAAAAAGAGCAGCGCTTTACTGCTCTAAATCAGAATATTTTTCTAAAAAATTCAATAGTTCCGAATCTGTAAGGCTTGCAGCTTCTTTACAGATTTGGTCATATTCTCCAATATATTCCATCGACCCGGCTACAACCTCAATTGCAGCCTGTTCTAATTTTTTTCTTTTAGCTTTCGACATAATATCACTCCTCTATGCTTTTTATGAAAAACACAAAATTATAAACTTGTTCTTCTTTATACTCACACTAATAATTTAGTTGCTTTCGTTTTTTGCATTTTTGCAAACTCGATTTCCGTATAGTTTTTCCCGGTCACCTCGTTTATAAATGCCAAGATCCCGGCTTTTGTAAAATCGAAGCGGGTAAAGTCAAATCCTGTTTGCGCAAGCCTATATTCATAAGAGCACCCACAGCCCTCAGCGCCGTAATATGTGCCATCGACATGTAATGCGTTAGGCTGTACCACTGGGTACCCTTTTTTATTTGCGTCGTGTCTCTGGTAGCCGCCAAAATCTGCAACAACGCGCAGACCGTCCAGCGTGTCAAATTCTGCACGAACTCTGCAATTCGGCACGTCTGAGCCGTTTCTGTAGCCTGTTCCCGTGCATCCGTATTCTACTAATGTTAATTTTTTCATGTTTTTAATCCTCCTGATTTTATTTTAAAAGGCCGCCGGGGAAATGCTCCCCGGTACGCTTGCCGGCCTAATTTTCCGTAAGTCTTTTGAAAATATCAATTGTAAGAGTTGCAAGCCCTCTTTTCTTGTCTGACATATAACCATGTCTTTTACTTCTCAGCGCTTTTTCAGCAGTTTTCAAACTGTTTACACCGTAAGATGCGGCTTTTTGAAGTGCCTTGCATTCTTCAGAAGTAACCGGAACAGCTTTCAATGTATCGGGATTAATGGAAAAATCTTCTTTGTCTCCTGGGCGGAGCATCTGGCAAATAGGAATATAAAAATCCGTCCCCATGTTTTCGCCAATATTCCAAACAAAGTAGTTACCCGGGATTTTCTTCACAATTTCAAAAGTATGTGTATTCCACAAAGATGTAGAAATGATTTTGTTTCCCTCGATTTTTACTGTTGCGTATGCCATATTATTTACCTCTCTTTTTCTTATTTTTTTTGAAATCCGGCGGTTGCGTTGGGGCTACGGCTTGACCGCCGCCGGAGGGATTAGTCTAAATAATTAACCTTAGATATGCTATATTCTGTTTTTAGTTTCTCAAAAGCGCGTTCCGTAACTATATAATAATTTGTATCGTTTTCCACTTTATCAAGACGAATCCCACGCCCTTTTAGACTTAATTTAGTTGTTAAAAACCAGTGATCACCGTAATAACTCCGGCTTGCGTCAATCTGACATTCTGGCTTTTCTTGCCCCATTTCCGGCGTGTACATATACAACCCGGGAGCGGCAACCAGGGCGGCTGTCTGACTCTCTAATGTCTTTAATTTTTGACGCCCGATTCTGCGAAGTGTCAGCAGTTCGGACTGCGTTATTTTGCTTTGCCTTGCTAATTCTTCAGCGGTTCCAAGGTAAAACTCTGTAGTTTTTACAGTTTCAGAAACCTCGAAGAACTGTTTTAAGTTTATGAATCCGGTCGACTCCTGAACCGGGAAAGGAATGATTTTACACATTGTTTTTTCTCCTTTTCTGTGATATTCTGTTTTTGCTGATATTTTAATGATTTACAATTTATACTGTGGGGGAATCCGGGCTTTTCGTCCGGATTCCTTTTTTTATGACGCCATTTTATAAAGAATCAAGAATCTTAATTCTTCATATTGTCGGGAGTTAATCCCGGTGAAGTCGTTCCCGATCAGGTCCAGGAGCTTTTCCAGCTTTCTTTTTGTGTGGGCCTTTTCAATCTGGGACAGATAGATGTTATATCTCATTTTTTATTTCCTCCAGTCTAATAATAAGCCCTAACTCGTTATTCTTGTTTGATCTTGTGATATAGAAATCAATCACCCGATCATCAAAATATTTTTTGCAGGTCTGAAGCATTTTGCCGCTCATTTCCCATTCTACAAGCTCGCTTTTTCTGCCTTTCTGGATTTCGAAGAAATCACAGTGCATTGTGTTGAATAAGTCTAAAAATTTAATCATGTTTTTTTCTCCGTTCTCCCGGCTCTGCGTCCGGGTTGTTTGCTCTCTGTTGATGGTTATATAATACACTAATTAAGCACTAATAGCAATTGACATAATGTACAAATTAAGCACTAATTATTTATGGCAAATTGTGCATTATGATTAAGCACTAAAATTGTTGACAATTAAGCACGCGCATATTATAATGAAGAAAAATAAAGGAGGAATAAACATGGCAGAATTAACAGTAGAAGAAAAAGCAATAAAGAATAGAGAAGCAGTAAAGAAATGTATGAAAAATAAGGATAGAATAAATGTGATCTTACCGCAGGGAACACTCGACAGAATAAACGCATACGGATTAAAAACCAACGCTTTCGCAAGGGAATTAATTCTTGCAGAACTTGATAAAATGGATAGAATGAAAAAAATGTAAATTAAGCACAAATAACTATTGACAATTAAGCACTAATAATATATACTGTAACCATAGAAAGGAAGTGGTTACAGAATGAGTGATTTATTCAATATTCCAGATAAAGACCGATGCGGAGTATACACAATAACAAATAGAAGAACCGGAAAGAAATATATAGGTTCTTCTACACAATTAAAAAAGCGCGCGGAAGTCCACAAGGGAGAAATCGCAAGAAGAAAACACAATAACAGGTCAATACAACAAGATATTTTGAAAAATGATGACTTTGATTTTAAAATTGTAAAAGTTATTGATGAATCAAACTATTTGTATTATGACGAAATTCGAAATAAAATGTATTTAGTAGAGTACAAATTAATAAAATCCGGAATTTTGAACGGTGAAGATTTGTACAATCTCGAAACATTAAAAGTAGTTGATGCAAGGTTGAAAAGGGTACAGGAAGATCAAGAAAAAATATCAAAGAGAAAGCAAGAAGTTTACGATATGCTGAAGCTTTCAAATGAAAAGTTGCTTTATGAATATGCGACTAATAATGATTTTTTTGAATCCAGACTGTTAAAAGAAGAAATCTTAAAAAGAATGAGTTGAACCAATCACGCAGCCCCAGGAGGGGCGGAACGGAGGACAAAAATGAGAAAAGAAGATTTGCTTAACAAGAAAAATGAAACTGCTGAAAACTTACAGTGGTACGTTAGAGACGTTATCACAGACGAGGACTTGAAATGTTTTTCAATTCCTCAGCTTGAAAGATTGATTAATCTTGTTGAGCGGGCTGAGGCATTTCGCGAAAAACGTGAAAGTTTTTGTGCATTATCAGTAAATGAAGTGGTACAGAAGAGCACCGGACGAATTGCATATTTTGAAAACTCTGGAGAAATCCGGGAAGAAACTCCCGAAGAGTGTATGCAGGGAGCTGCTCGACAAGGGTATATCAATTACCTGAATGGCAACGAAAAGGCGTAACTAAAACAGTTACGCCCCGCTTGATAAGACCTTACAATCTTATTTTAACATATTTCAACTCAACGTCTCGCCGTTGATCGGGACGACTCCCAGTGAAATCATGGAACACCGGGAAACAACAATAAAAATTGCTGATATCGAAATTATATGTCAGCGCAGGGGAAAAGTCAAGGAGAAAATAAACATGAAATTAAACACATTGTCATATGTCCTCTGTTCCGAGGACACAATTGAAGCTGGTAAAGAATATTTCTTCGGTCAGCTCTGGGATGGAAACGGGGACGGCGAGGAACTTTTGGAGTCCGGAGCAATCGCCGTATACCAGAACGGTGAGGAGTACATTGTTGATTTCGAGATTCTGGAAGCTGCGGAAGATATTTTACAAACCCGTGTTAAAGTTACCGGGATTAACTAGGAGGAGAAAAATGAAAGAATTTGAATTAAAACAGGTGGCGCGGAACAATTCCGAAAACTTCGGATGTTCCAAAGTCACAGCAGCTTGGCTGTGCGGCACAGAAGCCCAGAAAGAGAATTTTATAAGTTCTCTGGGTGAGAACTGGGTGAGAATCCCGGCGGAACTCGTTGACGAAACCGCCGAGCAGAATTTTATTTCATATGCTCGGGCATAAGGAGGAGGAAAAAAGATGCTAGAAAGAAAAATTGATCGAGCAATTGAGAAAGAAGCAATGAAAACCGGGAAGATGGGAACCGAACCGGTGACCGTAGAAATGACACTGACAAGTGGAGAAATCGAGGAGTTTAGAAACCTCGAAAAATATGACAGTAAAAATTATTTCTGGGAAGTTGAGGACAATACTCTTAGAATTTCCTACACCGAAGAAATTTAAGAAAATGGAGGAAAAGAAGATGAAGAAAACAATTGATTTATTAAACAAAGCTGTAAAAATGGGATTTGACAGAGAACAGGCACTTGCAGACATAGACGCAAGTCTTGACGCCGAACTCGAGGAAAGGCAGCCGTTGATGGAGGAAGAAATACCGGAAGACCTGTACAATGGCATCCTGTGCGGATTTGTACAAGAGAGGGAACTGGATCAGAATGATTAAAAGAATATGTTCTGTCTGCGGCAAGGAGTTTAGCGGCGGAAGTGCCGCCGCTAAGTACTGCTCGGAAGCCTGTAGAAATACGCCTGTTTTTACGGACGAATTTAACGGCGAGGTGCACGGACAATTAAAAGTTATAAACGCATATAGGAAAAATAGGCGTTTATATGTTGTGTGTCGCTGTAAATGTGGAAACACATGCACTATGCGCTATGATGCTATAGCGTCCGTGAAAAATGTGTCGTGCGGATGCGTAAACAGGGAACAAAACTATTTAAAACCGGCAGATTTGGCCGGGAAAGTTAACAAATACGGATGCAAGGCAATTAAATATCTGGGAGCTGGCAAAGAGGGTTCAGATTGGTTATGCCAATGCCCTTGTGGGAAGGAATTTAAAGTTCCTGCGGGGCGTTTTTACAAGATTCAATCATGCGGATGTGCTAGACTTAGGAGCTGGGAAGAAAATATTATAAAAGCTCAAAATACAGTAAAAGAGGGGTTTGAGAAAAATACTTCGGTATTATCTATAATGCCAAGAAAAATGTTAAAAAACAATACGTCTGGGGTCAAAGGTGTTTATTGGGATAGAGCAAGAGAAAAGTGGGTTGCGCAAATAGAATTTCAAGGGAAAAATTATCGTCTCGGCAGATTTAACGACATTGAGGACGCCGCGGCGGCACGCAAAGAAGCAGAGAAAGCGCTATTCGGAAATTTCCTCGACTGGTTCCGCGAAGCATACCCGGAAAGATGGAAAAAATTAAACAAGTCAAAAACAAGGAGCGAAAAGTGAGATCAGTAATGATACAAGGACATATGGACGCCGCCCGGTTTTCAATGCCGGGATGGAATGGCAAGCGGGGCGAAATATACCCGCTTCCGCCTTTTTCTACAGTTGCTGGGATGGTCCATTTTCTTTGCCAGTGGGATAGCTGGCATGATATGAAGATATCTGTATCCGGCAACGGAGTCATGAACAAGCCGGAAATTTGCATGAGGTGGCGTGGCGGAGCTGTCACAGGATCAGAGACAGAGGAGTTTAAGCAGCGTTTTCCGGTCAGGGTAAAATCTGGGGATTCGTTTGTAGGCTGGGTCAATACGCCAATTTATGAAAACATGGTGTCTGATCTGGACCTGAGATTGCATGTTATGCCGGAAAGTCAGAAAGAAGTCGAAGTGATCTACAGAAAGATTCTGAACCCGCGGACATTTCCAAGTCTGGGACGACATGAGGACTTGATAAGAATTGACGATGTGCGGATTGTTGATATTTTGCCAGCGCAGGAAACGACGCTCGATATGTGCGCTTATGCACCGGCTACGGCAGAAACACCCGGAACTGTTTACACAGTTCATAAAGATTATACGATCAGCAAGAGAAAGCGAAGATTTAATGATGTTCGAGTAAAATATTTAGATCGAGGAATAAAAGTAATTACAGATTGTGATAATTTAAACAATCCTTGTTTTTTCATCTGATTTATAGTATTATTTAGACAACAATTACTGAGGTAATTGAATGTAAATTTGAAATAGTACTGAATAAGTGCAAATTTTAATATTTCCATTTTGGAAAGACACAAAATAAGCCCCTGAGAGATAATCCCGGGGGCTTTTACTGTCTTATTCTGGCGGCGTAATGAGTGAGGGGAACAACCCCGCCGCCGAAGTTGTTAAAATACATTTATCATAAAACTGTCGAAGTTGTCAAGCAAAAATTTTTTTATTTTGGGACTTGATTTTTAAAACCGATGTGGATAAAATAAAAATAACGACAGGCGAAGGAACTCAGGACGAGAGCTGCAAGCCAGAGCGCGAAAAAAATATTGATTAATCAGCCAGATCACGCCGGATAAAATACCGGAAGGTCTGGCTTTTTGTGTTTAATAGCCGGAAAATGACGGTATTACATAACGTATAAGTATATAATAACTGGTTTTATAATCCCGTCCTAGATTCTAGAGATCTAGAGTTTATTAATATACATGCTATACAGTACCGTATAGACATATATAGTTAATAAGAGTAATGTAACAGTAACAGTAAAAATAAAATCAAATAGACTGTTGACAGTGATATAAAAGTATGATAAAACAGGATTAACAACTAAATAAGCCGAAAGGCAATAAGAATAATAAGACTATTTAAGACGATTAAAACCGAGCAGATCGGAAAGAAGAAAGGGATTTAGAAAGGTCCCAGATTGTATCTGCGAACGTGTTTTTGTCGTCTTTTTTTATTTCAATTTTTGGAGGTGATACAGTGAAAAAGAGTAATACAATAGTAACAGAACAGGGAATAGAAGTATACACTAGTACGATTAATTATTATGCTGATGAATATGCTGATTCACTGTATGACCAAGAAGAAATACATAAGCCAAATAGTAATCAATTTACAGGTATGATTAAGTATATAAATAAACATGTTGGATTTAACAGAGATATACTTGAGAGCATAACAGTACTTAATGAGATATGGGAAGCTTATACAGAGTTAGTATATAAATATAATCAAAAGCCTACGATAGAAGAATACGCATTATTGATTGGCATTCACAGAGACACAATTTATTCATGGGCGAAAGGAGAGTGCAGAGCTGATGACTATTGTGAAAAGCTAAACCTCTCACGCTCCGACACGATTAAAAAATGGCAAGATGAATGCGCACTCGGACGATATAAAAGCGCAGCTTCCGGGAACGTTGGTGGCATATTCCTTTGTAAAGCTGTTGACGGCATGGCAGAGACGGCACCAGTACAGGCAAACCAGCGGCAGGATAAACCACGGGAGAGCCTGGAACAGATCAAAGAAGAGTTTGGTGGTTTGCTGACAGGAGAGTGAGGCAAGATAGGACGTATCAAGAGCCCGAAAATGTGCAGGACTCACGGACAAACGGCACGAAAACAAGGCAAATTAGTAGAAACTGTGCAATGTATACAAACATAAGTCTTCAAATTGTGTAATATGTACATTAATCTATATAAAAAACTGTTGTTTTTCTTATAGATGTAATATTCCGACAATTATCTGCTATATATTTCTTCCTTGACCACTGCCGCAGGCCATTAAAGGTCAGCGCTAAACCAGGGAAGCGGGAACCCATGGGGCGGCGGGCTTCCCTGGTAGCGTCCGGCATGGATACCGGGGAGGGGGTGTATATAAGTCCCAACACACGCCGAGTGAGTACCCCGAGTTCCCGAAAAATTAAAAAAGCCTCTTCTAACAGCAAGGCTTAAAAATTCCAAAAAAACAAAAAAAGAGTTCCCCACGGCAGAGATAGTGATTGCAACACGACAAGCGGTAAGCCTTAACCGTTTCTCTGCCAAATAAATAAGGCGATATCAGAAAGGCAGGTACAAGATGGAAAAAATAGTAAACAATGATGGATATCTTCGGTCTGGACTAATGGACATTGCCAGGCAGTTACTGAGTATTTGTAGCGAAACTGGTGTTTCCAATATTCAGATAGCTACATCATCTCGGAAAGAGGGCGAAGGTATTACGCTTCTTGCAAAAACTGGTGACAAACCAATTCTTTCAGTAAAGATGGACACTGCCTATGAAAAAGAATAACTCTCAAGGTGAATCAATCCGAATCCGGCTCACAGGACAGCTAGAACAAAAGCTCGTAGCCGAAAAGAACCGAACCGGCAAAAGCGTATCGCAGATCACCAGAGAAGCATTGGAACAATATTTCCGAAGGAGATAGGCAAAACGCCGACTCAATTTTTCTCAAAAAAATAAAAAAGAGGTTTTTATATGTCAAAAGAATACAGTGAACGCTTTGATGAACTTCGTAAGAATCGAGTCGAGGTAAGCTATCATAAATACGGTCCTGCCAGGAAGAATTTTAAAACCGGGAACGTGCAGGCACTCCCGTCTATGGAACGGTGTATTGAGAAATATAATTCCACCGGAAACACAGAATATCTCGTGGATGCAGCAAATTACCTCATGTTCGAGTTTATGTACCCGCAGCATCCTAAAGCACACTTCAAAGCTACAGACAGCAAAGATAGCGCAGGGATAGTCGGAATCAGCGTAAAGGAAATGGAGGACTTGAAGAATGAACAGTATTGACCCAGTATATTACGCATATGTAATAGATAAAACAGCAATTTTCACAAGAGAAAAACCAGACCCGGAAAAAATTCAAGAATACGTGATATTTAAAGCAAATAAAGTCGAAGTTCTTTTGGACAACGCGACGACGTATGAAGGTCTGAATGGAGATGTGAAGATTGACCTTTCAAAACAGAAACTAACCGATGCAGTAACCATTTTAAGGCACGAACTTCTTACACATGGAGAAGTTTACAATGGTTTCAAAGCAAGCCTTAAAACAGCGATTGAGAAGTACTGTACATGCGGCCTGCCATTCGAGCCAGAAGAAGAAACTGCCGGTAAGATTCTTGATTTTATGATCGGAGAGGAACAGAAAGAATGATTCTTGCAAAATTCGTAGCAGTCATGTTGGATATTGCATTTTTCACATTGGTTTTAGCATTTCTTATATCACAGGACGAAACCGAAAAGAAAAACAATCCAATAGCATCGGCAGTATTTATATTGATGGAAATTTGTTTCGCGGTTAATGCAGTTGTGATTTTTAGATTATAAAGGAGGACGCAAGTAATGAAATTTTCAGAAGCATTCAAACTTATGAAACAGGGAACCAAGGTAAAGCTTCCATCATGGGGCGGATATTGGTATTGGGATGCAGAAAAAGAAACAATTATGATTCAGTGCCGCCCACAGGATAACGGTGAAAAAGGAGAATTACTTGATATTCGTGAGACGCAGATGGTGGAATATACAACTATGAATATGCAGTCTGATGAATGGATTATTGCAGACGAAACAAACTGCCCGGTACTCGGCGGTGAAGCAACATTCTCTTTTGGGGATGCAATCAAATATTTAAAACGTGGACTTAAAGTAGCGAGAAAAGGTTGGAATGGAAAGAAACAGTACATTCAGCTTGCCACTGGCATTTCATATAAGACTGCTGATAATGAAATTGTAAATTGTGAGTATGATGCAATCGAAAACAAAGCCATTGCTTTTGTTGGAACATCTGGCGTACAGATGGGATGGCTTGCATCTCAAGCAGATATGTTAGCAGAAGATTGGATTTTTGCAGAATAAGAGGAGAACCCAATGTGGTTAGCATTCACAATACAAATTCCCCTGTTCACCATACTGATTGAACGGGTGAAAATACAAGAAAAGCAGAAGCCTGTCGTTCTCAGGTTAGGGAAAGCCTTTGAATCTGACAGGTCGAGGCATCCAGAGTAGCTTAGGTCTGCGTCAGTGAAATACAATTTCCCAAAGTAACTGGCGCGGACTTAACGATACAAATATAGACATGATGCTTTCTAAAATTTTATAAAATATATCACTCTATCACGAGTCCGGGTAAAATCCCGGACAAATAATGGGCTATCGCCAAGTGGTAAGGCACAGCACTTTGACTGCTGTATTCGCGGGTTCGAATCCCGCTAGCCCAGTCGGACTATATTGTTTAGCCATGATATAATTCCCCTCCGAATTGGTTCCATCTATCCCAACGGGGATGATTAAAGGGGCTTCAAATGCCCCGGATGGACTCTACTTATGTAGAACAGCATTTAGACCCTTTGTTGCGACTGCGAGGGCAAGAATCGCAACAGCAGAGGAAGTTACTCTTGAACTGCAATAACCCTCTGCTTAGGAAACTTAGTTCAGTTGGCAGAACGGTCGGCTCATAACCGACAAGTCACAGGTTCGATTCCTGCCTTTCCGATTCCAATGAACTGCAATCATTGGAATTTTTCTCTTACTTCGTTCGGTTCCAGTGTTTCTCGTTGGGAGATTTATGCCGTTCAAGTCGGCGCACTGGATTTTTTTTAATTAATGAGATGGCTATGGACACAAAAGGATGTAAATGTTGTTGCACGTGTAAATGGCACGCAGTATGCGAAGGTGTCTGCTGTAATGGTGACAGTGAACATTGCGCAGACTTTAGATTCTTTAATGATGGCTGCGAATGCTGGGAGAACCCAGATTATGAATCAATTAACAAAATAATGTCTGATTTGAAATTTTATAAAAACGCTTACGAACAATTAAGAACACGCTGTATCGAAACAGCAACAGATTATTTTGATCGTGGACAATATTATGGATTAATTATACGTCCAACAAGGGAGAAGAAATGCAAATAGCAGGAAAAGAAATTAAAGACGAGTGTTCCAGATGCGGAAATATCCTTGAATGTGAGTTGTTTCGTCAGGGACATGGAATAAAACAGGAACGTGAGAATATAGCAAAGATGATCGAGTGCCAGATGAAGCACAGGGAGGAAAGAGAGAAATGATTAAGATTTTGAAACCTGGTACATTAAAAGAAACAACTTGCGACAAATGCGGTGCAGTATTGAGCTATGACGAATCCGAAGACGTGAAAGAAGAAAACATAGAGAAGCATTTTGTTACAAATATGCCGTCTGGATTCGGGTACAAGCAAAAATACATTATTTGCCCGCAATGTAAGAACAAAATTATTTTAAGTTCGACCAGATAGGGGGAGTATTCGTGTTCAAAAAGATATTCAATCTCTACATAAGATACAAGACCAAAAATCTCAAAGCAATTCCGTTGTTCGTAATGACATTTGACTGGAAGAAATTTCAGAAATACGGTAAAAAAGATAGTTGCACACTATATTCAATGCATCCAGAGATTGCAAACGACTCGTTCTTAAAAGAAAAGTTGTCTGAATGCGTGAATTACATTCGGGATAACTACGACATGGAAATTTTTACAAGAATTTAGCGGGAGGGAATCAGATGCAAATAGGAGACTTAGAAAAATGGAGCGCAGACCAGCTCAAAAATGAAGTTGTTCGGTTGTCGACAGTATATGAGAAGAAACAGCATGAGATTTTAGACAAAAATGAGAAAATCAATGAGCTTCAGGCTGAACTGGATAAAATGTGCGATTATAACGATGATTTGAAAAAGCAGATAAGTGAAAAAGCAGATGTGCCGATTCTGGATGAACCTACAGAAATCGCAAAATATCACAGACAGCATCAGGACGATTGCATTACGATTAATCGGTTATATACAACACTTGACGTTCTGATTGACCGATATGCGAATCTGAGAAAGATTCATGGACTGAGCTGATGAGAATTATTTATTCAGGCTCGGACATTGATTTTCTTGACACCACATACAATATCGAGGGAGAGTGCCACCGAACGAACATCCCGACTAGGTTCTATCCAGACAGACGCTTGCTTCTGGCGGGGAATACGACCGTAATATACAACCAAACGGGAAATCTTTCTAAAATATGGAAAGCAGATTACATCGGGGACAATTATTTGACGATTTTAACATTGATCAGAAAGGACAACGGTAAATGAGCATTAAAACAGCACTTGAATCAGAGGGAGTAGACTTCTCTGAATATATGAATATACCCGAGCCATGGGACGGATCAGCACAAATTAAAATGGAAAATGGTACAAAATGGGTAATTTGTCCATTTTGTGGAAAGAAAGCCTTAAAGATTTTCCCAACCACAAAGATTTATCGGATGCCGTATAAATGTAAGGGTAGCAACTGCAAGAAAGAGTTTATGGTGAATGTATAAAAAGGAGAATATCAGATGATGAACATCAAATTAATAGACAGAGATACGGATATTTCAAGACTAAAAATACGCCAAATGAGTTGGGACACTGTAATTAATGGAAAACCGTATTTTGTTGTACAAATAGCAGGATATGTACATACAATTGGCGGCAAATACAGCAATAATGATTTATGGGCTTATCCTAGGGACGAAAAACCAAATTGCAAGAATTTAGTTCAATTCGAAGGAGAACCCGTATGTTGGGGAATAAATTATGCGCCTTACAATTACGCTCGATGCAGACATGGTGAATTTGAAACAACTACGATTGGCAACGTGTTTATTACCAGAAACGGGGAAAAATTCTGCGATGTAAGAGGCGGAATTGAACGTGCAAAGTGCATGATTAATGATTTTAATGAGCATCCAATAAACTTAAATGATATTGATTTCGATAAAAAAGTTATCGGAAGAAAAGTCTGGTGGCGTAGTGAACCAGCTGTTGTATCAAACTATATTTCAAAACAGGCGTGCGTCATATTAGAACCAGATGGAATAAAACAATTTACAACACCAGCAGAATTTGCAGATGAAGGATGCAACTATTATTGTGACGGAGATGTAAAAGCAGATATTCTTGATAAGCATATTTGGTGGTTCAGAGAATGATGGAGGATGCACAGAATGAAAAAGATAATCGTTGCAATAACAGTTTTATCACTGACGCTTGGAATGTCCGGATGCCAGTCTGCCACAAGAAATTGCGGCGGAAACACAACATTAGAGTTGGAACCAAACCAAAAGTTAGAGGAAATTACATGGAAAGATGATTCACTATGGTATCTCACACGCCCTATGACTGATGATGATATTGCCGAGACTCACACGTTCCAGGAATCTTCTAATTTCGGAGTATTCGAGGGTAGCGTAACTGTTGTTGAAACAAAAAATAAATAACCAGTCAAAGAGCCACATGAGAGCCAGACTAAATCCTAAGAAGAAAGGAGGTCTGGCTCTATTTTTATGCAAAAAATTATTGAAGAATCGCCGGAATGGTATGTGATGATCGGAAATAACATCATCAACAGTAATCTAAGCCCGGAAACAAAGTGGAATAAGTTATATTCCCTTGTCTACTTAATGGATGAAAAACATTCTTTCAAAGAATACCCGAATTATCGTGAAAAAGGCATAGGATTAAGCAATATTGGAAAAGAAGCTGCACTTAATCAGTTGCTTCAAACAGGTTCAAAAGAATTTAAAGACCTCTACTACAAATATCTTCTGTTCGAAGCCCGAAACTATCAGGTTGACAGTGGTCTACTGTATCTGGAAAAGGACAGGATCTTAAAAGAACGCTTCTATCAGCCAAGAAGAAATGTGTTCTTGAAGCACAATATCATCGGCTCTTTACAAGACTTGATGGATGATAAACTTGATATATTTGCGCTGAGCGTACCACCCGGTTGCGGAAAATCTACTCTTGAAGATTTCTTTCTGTCTCTGGTAGGCGGGTGGTTTCCAAATGATTTCAACCTGTCATCAGCGCACAGTAGTATTCTGACACGTTCACTTTATGATGGAGTTCTGGAAATCATCAATGATCCGGTTGAGTACACATGGCATGAGATTTTTCCAAATGTCGAAATACAGGGAACAAACGCAAAGGAAACGACAGTAAACCTTGAAAGAAATGGACGTTTTAAAACATGGACGTTCCGATCAATTGACGGTTCTCTGACTGGTGCTACTCGTTGTAATAGATTCCTTACTGCCGATGACCTTGTATCCGGTATTGAGGAAGCGTTAAACAAAAACCGATTAGATACCCTGTGGACAAAAGTAGTAAATGACTTGCGCTCTCGTAGGCTAGAGGGTTGTAAAGAGTTTTATATAGCTACAAGATGGTCAGTTCATGACCCTATTGGAAAGTTACAGCAGTTATACGCCGGGAACCCTAGAGCGAGGTTCATAGCAGTACCGGCGCTTGACGATAACGGGAAAAGTAATTTTTTATTCACAGTAAATGGATTCTCTGAAAAGTATTTCAACGATGCTAAAGAATCTATGGACGAAATCTCTTATAACTGTCTTTATCAGCAACAACCGGTAGAACGTGAAGGATTATTGCTTCCGCCAGATAAGCTAAAAAGATTTTTCTTTGGCAAAGAAGACGTTCCCGACGGATGCACGGACGAATACACAATTATACCAGACAAAGAAGCAGATGCGATATGGGCAGTATGTGATACAAAAGATAAAGGTACAGATTTTGAATCATTACCTATTGCATATCAATATGGGGATAAATTTTTTATCCCGGACGTTGTTTTCGATGATACCACAGATTATGACATCCTGGACAGAAAGACTGCTGATATCTTGATAAAACACAATCCGCATAAAATCAGATTCGAGTCAAATAACGTAGGAAATCGTGTTGCACACAACATTCAAAAGATAATCTCAGGGAAATGCCGAGCGGATATCGAAACAAGACCTACGCAAGCAAATAAAGAGACAAAAATTCTCGTAAACTCTGATTACATATCAAAACATTTTTATTTTTTACATCCGAGCCAATACAAGCCTAAATCTGATTACGGAATGTTTATGGGAAATGTGACCACATATACCACAAGGGCAAAAGTAGCTCATGATGATGGCCCGGACAGCTTGGCGATGATGGCAGAGTACGTGCAGAATCCATTAGGCGGAAAAGCAACTGCAATGCGCAATCCATTTTGGGGAAGGAGATAATATGACAACAAGAGAATACTTAGGGCAAATTCAGAAATATGACAAGCTTATTAAAAATAAAAAATACGAAGAAGAACATTTAAGAAGTCTTGCTCTTGGGCTTAAATCGTTCTCATATGGTGAAAAAGTTCAGTCTACTCCGAATCCCAATCAAATGACCGATGCCGTAAGCGAACTTGTTGACATTCAAACAGAAATCAAAAAAATGGTTATTGAATACACAAAGAAAAAGCAAGACATTATTGAAACAATAGACAAGGTGAGCGATATCAATTCAGATTTGTATGATCTGCTGTTTAGGCGATATGTAAAAGATGAAAGGCTTGAAATGATTGCCTGTGAAATGGGATATTCCTATTCTCATGTGAAATTATTGCATTCGAAAGCACTGAATATCGTCAAAAACATTAAGAATTTTGAAAGTTAATACCTGATAATACTGAATAATACCTGCATATATTATATAATATAAGCTGTAAAATAAGCACTGAGGTCAAACCTTGGTGCTTTTTTCATGCAGAAAAATAGGAGGACAGGCAGTGGGGAGAAACAAAACAAATTTTGTTGACCTATGCCAAGGCGAGTTTGGCAGAAAAACTGCCTATACTGGCGTAGACCAGATTACTCCCCAGAACGTGGCACAGGTCCTTTCTGATACAATCGGAATCCATAACAGGAATAGAACCCTGATGGATTATCTTTACAGATATTACAAAGGCGATCAGCCAATTTTATATCGTGAAAAACTTGTTCGCCCAGAGGTCAACAATAAAGTTGTCGAGAATCATGCCCTTGAAACAGTCAAATTCAAGGCAGGGCAGATATACGGAGAACCTATTCAGTATGTCTGTAAAAAGAAAAAAGCGAGTGAAACAACAAACGAACAAGTTGATAGGCTTAATGATTATCTGGACGAAGCCAATGCAGACGCCAGAAATATTCAACTTGGGATATACCAGAGTGCAGTAGGAACTGCATATAAAGCAATCCTGAGAGAGGATGAATGGACAAAGGATGGAGACTTACCGCCTTTCAGAATATTTATCCCATCACCACAGGATGTATATATTGTTTATTCAAGCGTTACTGGCAAACCAGTGCTTTCCGTTCAAATTTTAAAAGACGAGGACAATCAGCAGTATTATCAGTGTTATTCTTCCAGACAGTATTTCAAAATTCAAAATGGATCGGTAACAGAATCTGGAATCAATGGTTTTGGCGGTATTCCTATTATTGAATATCCAAACAATCACGACAGACTTTCTGACATTGAAATTGCGATCACAATGTATGACGCAATCAATAAGTATCAATCTGACAGGCTGAATGGGGTTGAGCAATTTGTACAAGCTCTGATGAAATTCAAAAACTGTGAGATTGACGAAGCAGAATTTGTAAAAATGATAAAACTCGGTGCTGTATCTGTAAAAGACGTCGGGAACGGAACACAATCAGACGTTGACTTAATGACTGCTGAATTAAATCAGTCAGAAAGTCAGGTTGCTAAAGATGATATTTACAACAATATGCTGATTGTAGAAGCAATGCCGAATCGACAGAGCAATACCGGTGGAGACACAGGAAATGCAGTGTATCTGAGGAATGGCTGGGATTTTGCAGAACGAGACGCAAAATTGGTAGAAGCATTTACGAAAGAAGCTGAAAAAGCATCTGCCAGAATCATTTTGAATATCATCCGAAAAACTTCAATGGATGTAAATATCTCGACCAGAGATTTTGATGTAAAAATCACCAGAAACCCAACGGATAACATGCTTGTCAAAGCGCAGGCGCTTGATTATCTGTTCAAAAATAAAATTCATCCGCTTATTGCATTGATTACTTGCGGATTATTTAGTGATCCACAAAAAGTATATGAAATGAGTTTACCTTACCTCGGAACCATTTACCCAGAATTAGCAGACCCAGATTCAGAATTGCAAAAAGCACAAGATTTGCTGAATGGCTTCAATAAGGATGTGATTTCAGAATGAGTATTTCATCATACGATGAATTGAATATCAGACCAAACAATCGCAGAAGTGAACCGTATAAAGAGTATTTCAGCAAAATGTCAATATCAGACAAAGAAAAACAAGAAAGGATAGCTTTTTCCGAACAAATGGAAGAAGTTATCCTTTATATTTTAGCACTGATAGAAACAACCATAGAAAGTGGAGAAACAAACCAAGAATATATCCAGACTCAATTTTATGACAAATATCTGGATGTAATTGCTTCGTATATGCTTATAGACACATATATCAAGCAATATGCTCTTGACGTGACAAAACAAATTATTGATGCAACATTTGAAAGATTTTCTGCCGAAGACAAAAGCATTACTGATGATTATTACCTGTCTAATGACCGGGCAATGTTTATTTCAGAATGCGAAGCTAATTCGATACTGAATTACAGACAGTATTCAAAAGCTGTGAAAGCAGGAAAGACAAAGAAGAAATGGATTGACGTAGGAGACAAAAGGGAACGAAAGACACACCTCGAAGTCGGAGAAACCATACTCCCGATTGATGAGCCGTTCTCGGTTGGAGATAGCTTGCTACAATTTCCAAAAGGCACCTCGCTAGGAGCTTCGGCAGACGAGATTGTGAACTGCCGGTGTTCAATTCAATACAGTTAATTTAGAGACGAGTAAAATCGTCTCTTTTTTATTAAAAAAATATGCATCCCGATAGCGTAATCATGGGAGACACCTTGAGCTGAGCGAACAGCGTAAAAAAGCGTATTGGTGACAGGAGATTTCAATGACAAGAGAAGATGTAAAGAAGATCTTTCCAGATGCAACCGATGAGCAGATTACCTCTTTCCTGAATCAGTCAAATTCTGATGTAGCTAAGGAAAAAGCAAAAGCCCAGAAAGTAAAAGAACAAGCTGAAAAAGCAGATGCACTGGAAAAAGAACTGGAAGAACTCAAACAGCAGAACATGACAGATGCTGAGAAAGCAGAACTGGAACGTCAGAAAGAAAAAGCCGCAAACGAGAAAAGAATTTCTGACCTTGAATCTGCGCTTGCGACTTCCCAGAGAGAAGTTCTGACAGGCAAAATCACTTCTATTTTTGCAAGTGCAGGAATGAAAGGAGATGCCTATGCAGGAGCAATCAAAGCATTTTCAAATATGGATGCCGAAGATGCACTCAAAGAAGCCCAGAATTTTGTTGATGAAATTTCCGAAGTAAATAAATCAACGCTTGATACCGCAAAAGCCGCATGGGAAAAAGAAGCCCTTGAAAACACACCTAATCCGGGTAGCGGTAAATCTGGTGGAGAACCAGAAAAGAAAAGTGAAGCATCTGAATATGCAAAAGCGTACTCAGCAAAAATGTGTCCAGAAAATAAACCGGCAGATGATAATGCCCCAGTAAATATTTAAGAAAAGGAGATTTAGATTATGGCTTTTATGAAAACAGAGCAGTACGAATCCACACCTAATATCCTCGAATCCGAGGTAGGACTGGTACTTAAAACCTATACAGCAGAACAGACAAATGCTGAAACCGTTGGAACTAAGAAGATTATCAAGGCAGGTTCTGTATATCCGACAAACGCAACTGGCGCTAAAGGCATTGTATTTGAAGACGTCGATATGACAGACGATACAAAACGACCGATTTCCGTAATTGTTGCAGGACGTGTTCTTGAAAAAAGACTTCCGGTAACAGTAGAAACCACTGCAAAAACAGAGCTTGAAAAAGCGGGTATCGTCTTTGTAACCACTACAGACCCAGAATTTTAAGGAGGTAAGCAGATGCCATTTAATATTTTAGAATCAATCACACAGGAAGAAAGACTTAACTTTTCTCAGGATTTCAGCGTAAAAAGACCGGGCATTCTTGACACCATCTTCCCGGATGTCAAAACCCAGTTCCTGAAAGCTGAATACTACAGACTTATGGCTGGACAGAGACTTCCAGAGGTAGCATTTGTTCATGCGCTTGATACTGAAGCAGAAATCGGGACAAGACCGGGCTTCGAAAAAGTTCTGACTGAAAAGCTCTTTATTAAGAGAAAAATCAATCAGTCTGAGAGATTACAGCAGGCAATTGAAAACGGTGTGCCGGATGACGAGAACTTAAAGAGATTTGTATTTGATGATGCAGCTAACCTGTTTGAAGGCGTTGTTGCCAGAGCAAATGTCATGAAAGGGCAATTCCTCTCTACTGGCGCAGTAAAAGTCAAAGAGAACAACGTGGATATGAGCATTGATTACGGCGTTCCGTCCAGCGCAAAGGTAGAAATGACAGACTGGTCTAAACCGGATGCAGATATCATGGGCGATATTCAGAAGATGGTTGCTATCGCAGAGGATAATGGCTTTGTGGTAAATAAAGCCATTACTTCTCTTAAAATGATTAACTACATGAGAAACAACACCGCAATGCAGACAGCAGTCTTAGGAGCAGCTAACAAACGTCTCTTAACAAAACAGGAACTTGCAAATCTGCTTATGCAGGAATACGGAATCACAATTGATCGTTGCGACGAGAAATTTAGATTCAGAAAAGCAGATGGTTCACTCAAAACAGGAAGATACTTCAAAGAGGATGTATTCACTCTGTATGAAGCAGAGCCGAACGGTTCATTTGGTACTGGACTCTGGGGCGTAACACCAGAGGAACTTGAATACAGACAGTTTATTCAGGAAGAAAATCGTTCCTTTGTAACACTGTCCATGTGGGCTACACAAGACCCAGTTGCAGTTTGGACTAAAGCATCAGGTATGTTTGTTCCAGTAGCAGCAAAAGCTAATGGCGGTATCGTAATCGGTACCAAAGCGGGGGAATAAACGGGCATAGTCTCGACGAGAACAGCCAGTCACCATCTGTAGCAAGTGTTAAACACAAGTATACAGAAAACGAGCTGTCAAGCATGACAGTGGTTCAACTGAAACAGCTCGCAAGTGACAATGGCTATGCCCTGACATCGACAAATAAGGCTGGTATTATCTCAGAAATTTTATCTCAGCAAGGGTAGGTGATCTTGAATGAACGAACAGCTTGTGAATGATCTGAAAGAGTATCTATCCGATGATGCGGAAACTGACGGCATGATTTCTTTGTCTGTGAAGCGTGCAATTCGTTCGTTCAAAAAGAAACGCAACTATCCGTCTGGATATACAGAGGAAAAAATCAATACCGATATGGAATACTGTTATGATTGCATATTTGATTTGGCTCTCTATTTCCTCGTGAAGCAGGGAGCCGAGTTCCAAGAATCGCACTCTGAAAATTCAGTAAGTCGAAACTGGGAATCCGAAACAGAAATATATATTAATCATGGCGTTTTTCCATTTGCAGGAAGTTTAATTTAACTAAGATGGTTGGGTCACGTGGCACGGTATTTTTGTCCTCCCGGAGTGCCGCTGGGTTGCTTATATTCAGTAGGGAAAAGCAAATGTTAAGGGAGTGAAGAAAGGAACTGGCGATGGGATGTGAACATGAATGTTTTAATGAACACCGCATAGAAGAACTGGAAAAGAATTTTCAGCTGATGCAAGAGAAGCAATCTGATCGTAGTAAAGAGTTTTATGAGCGTATCGGAGAACTGGAAAGAAAGACAGCATTAAGTGAGAATGACTTGAACCATATCAAGTCAACTGTGGATGAGATGAATAACAATATAAAGACTCTCATGGCAGTCCCGGGAAAGCGTTACGATACAATCATTGTATGCGTTATTACAGCGATTGTCAGCGCAGTTATCGGTTTTATGTTAAGCGGTATTCTTCCAGTTTGATTCCACTTGTAAGGGAGGACGGTGGAAATATGAATTATACAGACTTTTCAGAAGATGAAAGAAAATTTTATTTAAAAGAAGCAGGCTTTGATTCCAGAGAAGAAAAACTGTTTCGATTACGGGTCTATGGCGAAAAGACACTATGGGAAGCATCTGAACTTATGGGGTATAGTCCGAGAACCATAGACCGAATTAACAAAAGAATAAAGAAGAAAATTTCCAAAGTTGCCCCGATGTACTGTCGGGGCTTTTCTTTGTATTGTGGCGAAAACGTGGCGAAATAGTGACGTTCAAAAACAGAGTTCCTTCCTATATAATATAATCATAGGAGAAAACACAATGATTATGTTAATAAACCCTTACGAGGGTATATGGGAAAAGCATCGTTCCATAGATGATATGGACATGATTCTTGAATCCCGGACAGGAGGAACAGATTATGGCAGGTTATCCGTATTATCCGCAACAGCCAATGATAAACAACCCATACGGTCAAATACAACCGTATCAGGACAGGCTGGCACAATTGCAGAATAATTACCAACAGGCAATGCCTTATGGTCAAATGCAGATGCAACAGTTACAGCCAATTCCACAATCCCCTATGCTTCAAGGGCAGATGGTGGATGGGATTGATACTGTAAAGGCTAAAGATGTGGATATGTCCGGCAATCCTGTTTACTATCCAAAAACAGACGGAACTGAAATTTACAGAAAACAGCTTCAATCCGATGGAAGGAGCAGGATTTTTGTTTACCGACTCGTAAATCCAGATGAACAGCAATCTAAGCAAGATGAAAAGCAGATTGATATTGAAGCAATGTTTAATCAGCTTCGGAATGATGTTTGCTCTGAGATTTCTGAAATAAAGAATATGTTCCCGACGCAGATGTCGGGAACACCAGAACCTAAGCAGAACGGAGGTAGGCAGAGATGACATTCAATCCAAACGCCATGATGAAAAAGCAATTTGAGAAAATGATTTCTCAGAGGTTCGGAAGTGTTGACAACATGATGAACGATATGAGTAAATTTGCAGGAAATAATCCAACATTAAAGAATGCGTTGGATTTATACAAAAAAGGTGATACAGACCAGTTACATCAAATACAGCAAAATGTATTTAATGAAAAGCACTTATCACCAGATGGAATTATCCAGAAATTCCTTGGATTATAACACTTCCCCACAATTGGGTGATTAAGAATCGCTACAATTCGGGACGACAGCCGCGGATGTCTCCTATTGTAAATAAAATTTAAGGAGACTAAAAACATGATGAATGGTTCAAATTACAGTCTTAGTGACATTGCTGCCGCTACAGGCTCTAATAATCGCGCCAATGATATGTGGGGCGGTGATGGCTTTTCACTTATCTGGCTCGTCTTGATCTTTGCTATCTTTGGATGGGGAGGCTTTGGCGGCTGGGGCGGTGGCTTCGGTGGTAATGGTGGAAACGGTACAAATGGTGCTGGATTCCAAGGATGGGCAACCCGTTCAGATATTAGCGAGAGTTTTGCCCTTAATGATATTCAGAACGGTATCAGAGGTATTCAGCAGGGTATTTGCGACAGCACATATGCTCTTAACAATACCATGCAAAGTGGCTTCAACGGCGTGAACGTTGGAATGCTTCAGGGTTTCAATGGCGTTCAGCAGGCAATTAACGCTGATACAGTAGCCAATATGCAGAACACCAATGCATTACAGTCTCAGTTAGCTCAGTGTTGCTGTGACAACAGGGAAGCTATCCAGGGTATCAACTACAACCTGGCAACCAACACCTGTGCTCTCCAGAACACAATGAACAACAACACCAGAGACCTTATCGAAAACCAGAACAGCAATGCTAGAGCAATACTTGACTTTATGGTAAATGATAAGATTGCAACATTACAGGCAGAGAACTCTGATCTGAAACGTGCTGCATCTCAGGATCGTCAGTCCGCATTGCTTACAACTGCTATGGCTTCACAGACTCAGCAGTTAATCAATGCAATTAATCCGGCGGCTATTCCGGCATACGTTGTTCCTAATCCGAATACCTATTACGGTGGATGCGGATGCAACAGTGGTTGCTGCTAAGTAACTCACCCTTAGAGGTTGACTAAATTCTAAGAGGTGGGTTTCGGCTCACCTCTTATTTGATTGAGAGGTATAAAATATGAGTTGTAAAAATGTTTGTAAGCTCTGCAACCATCTTGTGATAAGTCAGTCTGTCGCATTCACTGGTGGGAATCTTGTGGTTACACTTCCGGCAGGCAGTTATTCCAATGGAGAAAAGTATTGCATTGTGATCGCACAAAGTATACCAGAAGCCACCACAATTACCGCCCCGGTAATGATTCAAATAGGAACAGGAACAACTTTGTATCCGCTAGAGAATCGTTGCTGCGCACAGGTTACGGCTTGCGGAATAAGAACCAGAACGAAGTACGCAACCAGAGTAGCTACAAGTGCAACTGGCGGAGTGTTCAAGATGTTAGGAAATCCAGCTTGTAGTCCGAGTAACAATTTAACAGCAATTAATGGTACAGCCCCAACGACAGACACACCTGTTACACAGGCTGCCAGAAAGGGGGCAATGTAATGCATAAAGTTGCAATGGAAATGGGAAAATGGGCCATGGAGAAAGCTAAAGCACATGGCTTTGATAATCTCAGTGCTCAAGACTGGGACGATTTGAAAGACTGCATGGAAGCTGTAAAGTGTGCGATTTGCGCAGATAAGGATTACAGAATCGTAGAAGCTATGGACGAATGCGAACAGGAAGAGAAATATCTTGGACGCATGGGATATGACAGATATCGTTATGCAAACGGCAGATTTGCACCAAAAGGCAGAGGAAGCCGCATGGGATATATTCCTTATCTTCACGCACAGGATGATGACTGGATGAATGAATATCTGAATAATCCAGAATTTGAACGCAATATGTACCGCATGGGATATCACCCAGAATATTCGGACAGGAATATGGGGAATGATGGCATGAATCGTCAGCAGTCCAGATATGGTGAAACCTACGACAGATACAGTGAGAATCGCAGACATTACCATGATTCCAAAGATGCTGAGTCTAAGAGAAAAATGGATGATTCCATGAAAGAGTATACAGAAGATATCATCCGCAATATGAAAGAAATGTGGGATGATGCAGACGCATCAATCAGACAGCAGATGAAAACTGACTTGACACGTTTTATACAGCAGATGAATTGAATATGAAATGAATTTTGCCCTTGTTACAGGAATGTAGCAGGGGCTTTTTAGTTGAGAAAAGGATGGTGATAAGCCATGCTAAGACAATTTTACATGAACGGCGACCTATGGATAGTACAGTTTGTGTCTCCACACGACAGCGTTTTAATTGATCGTACAGGCAATAGAACGCTCGGGGTATCGGATTATTCCACCCATATTATTTCAATCGCAAATAACCTGCACGGAGAGCTTCTGAACCGTGTGTTTATTCATGAATTAGGTCATTGCGTGATGTTCAGCTACGGTCTATTACCAGAACTTCACCGCATGGTCAAGAAACGGTATTGGGTGGATGCAGAAGAATGGTGTTGCAATCTTCTGGCCGACTATTCTTGTTTCGTGATTGGCACAGCTAGAGATATACTAGGAAACCAGTTCACATATGTGGCTCCTATCAGGGCAGAAAGGATGATTGCATAGATGGCAAAAGCAGAAAACACAGTTATTTTTGATGGAATCAAGTACAATCCCGGTGACGAATTGCCGGATTTAGGCAGTTGGGTATGTACAGACGCAAGAGGTATGGTTCGTGATTACGAGGGACTTTCAAAAGACGTATCAAAGCTCCCACATTATGTACAGAGTGGTTCTTCGGCATTGTGCCTTGATACTTCTGAATTATACGAATATCACAAACCTACCGACACATGGTACAAACTGTAAAGGAGAAACGCATGGCATTAACAGCAAAAAAAGTATATGCAATTTTAAAACGCCAGATTTCCGATATGGAAGCAAAACTGAACAGCCCTGTAAGATACAGAGGTACAGTTGCAACCGCTGATTTACTTCCATTAAATCCAGATATCGGAGATATGTACAATATCGAGTCTAAATCTGTCTACGGCGAAGCAGGAATGAACGTGGCATGGAACGGGGTAGTATGGGATACTATGGGCGCTCCAATTGATATGTCACTCTATCTCACAAAAGAAGAAGCAGAGGCGGTAATACAAAGATTAGTTACGGAATATTTTGAAAAGAATCCAGTCAAGCCCGGAGCCACGACAGAACAGGCACAGCAGATTGAGCAGAACAAGACGGATATTTCTTCACTGAAAACGGAAACTAGTTCGCTAAAGGAAGATATATCCACCAAAATCACTAAATTCTACGCAAGTTCACAAGGCAAAAACCATCTTGCCGACTCTGACAATGGAAAAATCATGGATATGGTGCTGTATGGGAAGTCTGAGCAGAAACAGTATAGTGGGAAAAATTTGCTGAATCCTACGTTACAGACTACTACACAGAATGGTGTTACTTGTACGAATAACGGTGATGGGACTTATACTGTAAATGGTACAGCGACAGACATTGCAGTTTTTGTTGTATATTATAATTTTGCAGATGTATATGGTAGTGCAAGCTCCCTTAAAATGGTTGGTTGTCCTAGTGGTGGTTCAGCACAAAAGTATTTTCTCCGATCATACAGAAAAGGTGGAAATCCAGAAATCTTAGATGAGTATGGTTCTGGAATATCAATTGGCAGTTTTAAAGAATCTGAAAGTAACATAGCAATTATAGTTAAAAGTGGCGCAACAGTAAATAATCTAATATTTAAGCCAATGCTTACAACAGATACAACAGCTACTTATGCAGATTTCGAACCATACACCGGCGGCATCCCAAGCCCAAACCCTGATTATCCGCAGGAGATTAAAAGAGTTGTGAATCCGACAGTGAAGGTGTGTGGGAAGAATCTGTTGAAGGCTACTTTGCAAACTACCACTCTGAATGGAATTACTTGCACAAATAATGGAGATGGCACATATACGTTGAATGGAACGGCTACGTCGGATGCGTATTTTGTTGTTGGAAATATCGAATTTGATACAACAAAAAACGTATAAGATACTTGGATGTCCAAGTGGCGGGGTTCGTGATGAAACTTATGTGTTTGCAGGCGCTAATTATATAGATACTGGTTCTGGAGATATAGGGGTTCCGTCGCGTGAAAATGTTGACATGACAATAGTCGTTTATAAAGGTACTTTGTGTGTTAACCTTCTTTTCAAACCAATGGTTACCGAAGATACGTCTGTCACCTACGATGATTTCGAACCCTACCACGAACAGACCGTCACCCTCCCATATGATTTATATGGCGTCAAAGTCCCAAGTGGTGGTAACGTCACAATCGACGGTCAGGAGTATGTGAGTGATTACTTCGATGTGGAACGTGGGAAGTTGGTTAGGATGGTTGATGATGTAGAAGCGAAAAACTATACATGGAATTTATATCCTAATGGAAATAATATGCCTAGACGCTTTGGGATGAATGATACAATCAGATTTAATATGCCAGCTGATATCAGAATAATGTCTTCTCATTTTAAACAAATAGCAGCGAATACCAGAACCGATTTATCAACTTGGTTCCAAACATATTATATTGCAATAACCGATATGAATGAGAAATGGAAAAATTCTGAAGCATTAATTCAATGGTTTTCAGAAAATAAAGTGCATTTTTATCTGCCTTTAAAAACTCCAACTGAAATCGACCTCACATCCGAAGAAGTCCAGGCACTAAAAGCACTTACAGCATATTATCCAACCACAAACATATCTGTCAATTCAGAACAGCTTGACGGATATACAGTATTCAACTATCCAATTTCAATGGAGAACGGTTGGAACTATGTAAAACAGCAGATAGGTGATACGAGGGATTACATCTATGATATGGACGCACGTACTCAGGACACTGATTTACAGGCGGCAGAAGCCTATGTAAACAGCGAATATGCAGTGACATTAACAGAATTGGAGGTATGATTATGTTATATAGAACATTACTGAAACTTAAAGAAAGAAACGGACTGACAGATGATTTGAAAAATAAGATTGATATTTTCTTCGCAACTGGCAGGATTACTGAGGAACAGTACAATGAGTTAATGGATATTAATAAGGAAGAAGAATCGAAAGTGGAAACTAATTAACTAAAGAGGGCTCTTGCGACTCTTATGCTTCAAAGAGGTACGCCGATTACTGAGGCACAGAAGATTCTTGGACATGTCAACATTAACACGACAATGATCTATGCAAAGGTATCTGATGAAGATGTAAAAGTGTCTCATATGAAATACGCAATATAAATAAAAAGACTCTTTTTGAAGGGAGAAAACGTTATGAGAGGATTGAAACGTCAAAAGCAGACAGTGTATTGGTCAAGGGTGACTGAAGGACTTGACGGGATAGACACAATCAAAACGTACCAAAAGCCAGAATTACATCACCTCTCCGTATCTGCGACTGCCGGAACGCCAGAGGAATTATCCGCCGGTTATATCCCGGATTATGACAGGTATATCACAAACTTCGACCGCAACTTCAAGCCACAGACTGCCGATGTATTCTGGATTGACCGCAAACCAGAACTGACCGACGCAGGAGAACTTGTTTTAGGTGAAGATGGAGAGCCTGCAGTCCCACCAGATTACCGCCTAAAAAAGATTCTTGATACCCAGAAAGGCAATGTGACACGATACGGTATTAAGTACACAGGAGATGGCTCAGATGGCGAATAAGACTATCAAAATGGAATTGTCGCATAAATCTATACAGGACACAATAAAGCAGCTCAGAGCGTATCAGAAGTCACTTGCAAGCAAGAATGAAGAGTTTGTCCGCAGGCTGGCAGAACTTGGAATCCCGGTCATAGATGAAAACATAGCATTGGCACAAGGCGATTCTGATAAAAACCATAACACCTATATCAGAATCAATAACTTTGGCGATTATTCTCAGGCGACGCTTGTGTGTGAAGGCTCTGACCTTTTATTCATTGAGTTCGGGTCGGGCATTCACTACAACACTCCGGCGGGAACCAGCCCGCATCCTAAGGGGCAAGATTTTGGTTACACAATCGGTTCATACGGACAAGGGAATGGAAAGAATGAATCGTGGGTTTATTATTCCGATTCTGGCGAATGGGTACGTTCTTACGGTACTGAAGCCACCATGCCAGTTTATAAGGCAAGCGTAGAAATCATGCAGAGTATTAGAAAAATTGCAAAAGAAGTGTTTGCATCATGAAAGTTAATACCTGATAATACTGAATAATACCTCTGTCTTTGATATACTATAACATATAAAAGCATCTACCTGAGTGGTGGGTGCTTTTTTCATGCAAAAAAACATAGAAAAGGAGAATGTAAGCATGTTAGTAGAAACAATGATTATCAAAAAAGTAGAAACGAGCATTGTCACAAGCCTAGATGTCGCAGAAACTTTTGAAAAAGAACATAAAAGAGTATTGCAGGACATTAGAAATTTAGGATGCAGTGAAGAATTCGGACAGCACAATTTCGTGCTTTCCTCATACACAAGCATCCAGAATAAAAAACAACCTATGTACTGCATGACGAGAGATGGATTTACGCTTCTTGTTATGGGATACACTGGCGAAAAAGCCATGAAGTTCAAAGAAGGATACATTCGCCAATTCAATGCAATGGAAAAAGTTCTTTTGGGAAAAATCAGAGAACGAGACAAAGGCATTGCAGTAAGACAGGCATTGACCAATGCGCTTAAAGAATCACAGGAAAACGAGAGAATGCATGGTCATGCGTATTCAACGTATACGGATATGGTGTACCGAACTTTATTTGGAATAACCGCAAAACAGCTTCGAGAGGAAAAGGGACTGTCTACAAAAGATAATCTGAGAGATTTCTTGACAGAAGAAGAGCTAAAAGCTGTCCAGTCAAAGGAAATGCTTGTTAGTGGTTTGATTGACTGCGGATGGGGATATTCTCAAATAAGAGATTTCCTTAAGACCAGTCTCAGAATATGTTAGAACAGGCGGGGTGATATAAAATGCCAGACACGATTAACAACCCAGTATCAGAAGTATTTTCTAGGTGGAGTAAAGATATTCAACCAACAGTCGGAAAAGGCAATTTTTCCATGGAGAAAAGCCAGACAATAGCATCTGGTAAAACGAAATACGCCAGATTATTCATGATGGGAAACCCTACGCAGTCAACAAGCCTTGAAGGTCACGAATGCGCAACAGTTCTTTCATTTCAAACGGAAAGTTACGCATCTGGGACAAAGGCTTTATCGACTGCATACGAAATCGACAGCAAAAGTCATCAGGCTATGGTTTCAATGGGGTTTCGCCGGACATACGGGCCAGAAGAAGTTGCAAACTCCGAAAAGAGTTTCAAACGAATCATAAGCCGGTACAGCAGAATTTACACCGGGCAATTATTGGAAGTGTAACAGCTTCTATTTTTTATACCAAAAAGAAAGGAGAGTGTCCTATGAGTAAAGATAAATTACAATGGCTGAAAGCTGCAGGAATCAGAGCTGTTAAGACAATTGCTCAGACAGCAGTTGCGACAATCGGAACCGCAACAGTCCTTGGAAGCGTTGACTGGAAGATGGTTGTATCCGCGTCCGTTCTTTCCGGTGTTTTATCCTTGCTTACATCTGTAGCAGGGCTTCCAGAACTGAAAACGGGCACAGATGAATAGAAAGGACGGTGATCCTTTTATCTCCCGGGCACAGGGTTACGTGTCAGAGCCGACAAGGCTCTTTTTTAATGTGATTTTATAGCTGAAAAAGCAGAAAGGAGCCGAATATGGCAGCAACACCAGCGATTGACCTCAGTACCATTGGCATGAAGGTCGCGATTGCATTCGAAACTATAGCGGGCACACGCCCAACAGAAAAATATTACAATTTACAGAAACCAAAATCCATTCCGGATATGAACCCGGAACCTGATACTATCGACACCACATCTCTGAACGCAACAAAATACAAAACATCCGTTCCGGGACTTCTCGATTTATCGGGAGCTATGGGATTTACATTTGGTATGTCTCAGGTGTTCATTGATACTTGGGAAAACATCTGTGGAACATGGGACAAGAACAAAGCAGAAGGCAAAAGACCTTGGCTGGAAATTTATCATCCAGACCTTACAAAGGCTTGGTTTATTCCGATTGTACCGTCAAGACTTGGCGTTCCATCTGCCGAAGTAAATGCAGCATGGGAAGTTACTGCAAACGTAACAATTTCAGATGAAATCAAGATTGAAGACAAAATTGAGCCATCTGATGAAGATTTTCCATCTCCACTCGGGGGCTGATAAACATCCCGCCATTGAGTCAAACCTATGGCGGGAATTTCTATTTTAATTTGGGAGGACATATAATATGACAAAATTAACAATTAATGGAACTGATTATATTATCAAATTTGGTTACAATGCGTTCTGCGATACAGATCTTATGGAAAGAGTTCAGGACTTGGCAAAGCTTTTTAAATCAGCAGAAATCGAAACAGATGGAGACGTTTCCGGAATTGGAAGAACTAAAGACTTATTCTGCGTAATCAGGGAGCTTCTTTTTGTTGGATTTAAAAAATACAATCCGGCAGAATCATTGCAGGAAATTGGAAATTTACTGGATGATTACAAAGATGAAGAAACCGATGAACCAAGAGGACTCTTACAGTTGTTCGGCATTCTTGCCGATGAGCTTATGAACGCGGGTTTTTTAAACGATATTCTTCAGAATCCGAATCCGGAAATGGAGAATGGAGTGAAAGCACCACAGGATCACAAGAATCCAGCCAAAAAGTAAAAAAAATTCAGAAACCATTTAGCCGATATGTTATGGAAGATTTACTTCCGTTCTATATTTATAACGGAGTTTCAAAAGCAGAGTTTATGGACTCTGAACCCAGAGAGCTGGAATGCTACGATTTAGCATATAAGTTTTCTGAGGACAGAAAGAATTTCCACGAACATATGCAGGGCGTGTACACTGTAGAAGCTCTCAAAGCTACCGTGTGCAATATGTTCAGAAAAAATGGTCAAGCACCATATGAGTATCCGGCAAAGCCGTTCCGAATCTTCCCGCTCACCGCAGAGGAAGAAGAAGAGAAAAAAGAAAAGGAATTGCAAAAAGCAATTAATTATTTTGATGCGCTTGCTGCAGATTCTAAGAAATATAAGAAAAAATAAAAAAACGGGACAATTATGTTTTCCGATTTAAAATCGGGAAACTCAAACTGTAGAAAACTAGAGGGAGGGGACATTTTTGTCCCCTCTTTTTTACTATAAATATTTTTTGAGAAGGGAGTGAGAATATGGCGGACAATACGATTGATACCTTGGCGATACAAGTCAGCAGTGACGTTTCCAGTGCGTCAAGATCAATCAATGATTTGTGCAATAAATTCGACCGATTAGACAGCTTAATGTCCAAAAGCGTAGGCTTGATGAGGAATTTTTCTAAATCTATCGGTACTCTCAGTTATGCCGTGCAATCTATCAAAAGTATTGATACAAGTAAGTTGAATAGCATGGCCGCACAGCTCGAACGTCTCAGTAAAGTGAATTTGAGCAATCTTGAAAACAAGAATCTCAAAGTAAATGTAGAGATTAATTCAGCGGATATGTCCGAAAAATTGAAATATTCTGTTGAGAAATCTATAGAGACTACCAGAATAGACGCATCTGCATTATCCAAACAGCTTGCAAGTGCGTTTGAATTAAAAGGCGGTGCCGCTTCCAAACTTCAAAGACAGATAGATTTGTTGGCACAGCAGCTTACAAATTCATTTGACGGACAAAACTTCACAGCCGGTGATTGGGGAAAGACTCTGGATGATATTGCAAAAAGCATTGAGCAGAGCGGGAAAGTCGTAAAATCCAATCTCGGAAGTTATCTGGACGGTGCCGAACAGGAATGGCAGGATTTTTACAATTATTTTAAAGGTAAGAAAATTTATGTTTCCGATATGCTTAAATTCAATGTTGGAAAAGGCGAGTTCAGAGAATTACTTCAACAGCACCTTGGAAATATTACCGTCGATGCAACAAAAGGAATTAACCTCGATTCTGCATGGGGCGAACTGGCAGAAAAATTTCCTACATTAATTCCCAAGGATACGGTAAACGATGCGGAACAGTTAAAAACTGTCTTGGAAAACCTCAAAAAAGTAAGGGATTCCATCAAACCAATATCAATTCAGGCTTTGTCTGGTTCAGATGCAGCAATGGCATCGGACAGGGTATACAGCTCGGTAAATGAGTTAGGCACGCAACTCGGTGCCTCAATTCAAAGAAATATTGCGTCTGCCATGGAGTCTGCAAACGGTCAGATTCCAATTGACGTAAAGATTAATGAAGAAAAGATTGCCAGAGATATTAGAAATGCCATCAACAAGGCATCCACGCTTACCTATGACCCGGTAAAAGTAAATCTCTCAATTAATACGGATGAGCTCAAGAACAATATAGAAGCAAAATTGAACGGTCTGGATTTATCGACAGTAAATAGCCAGTTACAGCAGTTCACTCAGTCCATGAGCACGCTTGGAAGTCTTAATCTGAAAGACAGCGGATTAAACTCATTCGTAAATGCAATCCGCAGACTGAACGAAACAATAAATTCCACAGGTGATGTGTCTGGAAAGATTCAGAACATGATTTCCGAATTATCTGGTCTTAGCAGTATTCCAGATGTATCAAACAATGTGAACCGGTTTGTTTCTTCACTGTCAAGATTAGCGAATGCCGGTGGTTCTATTGATGCAGTTGCATCAAAGCTCCCGAAACTTGGTGAAGAACTTGAAAAAATCGTAGGCTCATTCTCTGAAATAGGCAATATTTCTCAGCCAATTAATACATTTGTTCAGTCAATATCTCAGTTGGCAAATGCAGGTGATAAAACTGGAAAGACAGCAACTCAGCTTAATGATCTGGCAAATAGCTTAAAATCATTCTTCCAGACGATGAGTACCGCTCCTAGAATCAGTAGCAGTACAATTCAAATGACGCAGGCCATTGCTCAGTTGGCAAATTCTGGGGCAAATGCTGGTAGAGCGGCAAGGTCTACCGCAGGCGCATTTTCCAGATTAGGACAGGGTGCGGGTACTTCTACAGGAAAGGTCAGAAAACTTGCAAACGCCGTTGGAAGTGTAGGAAGCAAGGCAAAGAAAAGTTTGCCTAGCATCATGTCTCTGGTGGCAAAATTCTGGACGTTGAAATTTGTTGTTGGAAAATTTGGAAGCGCAATTGAAAGTTCCATGAATTTTCTCGAAGATTACAACTACTTTCAAGCAGCATTCCGCCAGGTAGCGGATAAAACGGGAGAGACTTGGTCAGAAGCAGGGTATGATTCTGCGGAAGCTTACGCAAATTCATTTAGTAATAGAGCTAGAGAACTTACATCCAAAATGTCTGGGTTCGATGTTTCTGATAATGCGATTTTGACCGCAAATAAATCAGGTAAATCACTCGGTATGGATCCGTCCATGCTCTTGAATTATCAAGGACAGTTTGCGCAGTTATCATCATCTATGGGAACGACTTCTGAGCAGGCATTAAAACTGTCGAATGCATTAACCATGATCGGTGCTGACCTTGCATCTGTTAAGAATCTTGATTTTAGCACAGTTTATGAGAACTTGTCCTCTGGATTAGTAGGTATGAGCCGTGCTGTAGACAAATATGGTGCAAACATTCGTGTGGCAAACTTACAGCAATATGCGGCAAATCTTGGTATACAAACGTCTGTTTCTAATATGGACCAAGCAAGCAAGGCAATGCTGAGAACAATAGCGATACTGGATTCCACCCGGTACGCATGGGCGGATATGGCAAATACGATAAATATGCCAGCCAACCAGTTACGTATACTTCGTGCAAACTTAGTATCCTGTGCCAGAGCATTAGGGAACATCTTTATGCCTGTAGTTGCGGCAGTGTTGCCATATATCAATGGTCTTGTAATCGCATTCCAGAGACTTTTGACATACATTGGTTCGCTTCTTGGAGTTGATACCAAAATCGGAAAAATGTTCGGTTCTATCGGTGGCGGAAGTGAAAATCTCTCGAATGCACTTGATTCCATAGACGATTCTGGAATTTCGGACGTAGATGATGCTACAAAAGATACAAATAACAATCTGAAAGATGCGACTAAGAGCGCAAAAAAATTAAAACAGTTCCTCGCATCCTATGATGAACTTGAAATTATGAGCAAAGACGATAGTTCTCTGTCTGACCTTGCAAATTCTAAAATTAAAGCGCCAAAAATTGACACATCTGCAATTGACGCAGGAATCCTCAATGATGCACTGGATAAACTTTTGAACGAATACCAGAAGAAATGGGATGCCGCTTACAATTCCATGGAAAATAAGGCTATGGCATTCGCAAATAAAGTTACAGACACATTTAAGAAACTTGCAAAAGTCGCAGAACCTACCACAAAAGCACTAAAAAATCTCTGGAACAATGGATTGAAACAACTCAGAGATTTCACATGGACAGCATTAAAAGATTTCTGGAAACACTTTTTAGTTCCACTTGGAAAGTGGACATTAGGAGAAAAGGGATTACCGCGATTAATTAATGCTTTCAATGATTTTCTTGTAAAGATCAATTGGGACAAAATCAATGCTTCCCTTGCACAGTTATGGGATGTATTAGAGCCATTTGCTGAGAATGTCGGAACAGGATTACTTGATTTCTTCGATGATTTTTTTGACAAGGCGGCAGATGGAGTTAATAAACTTCCTGATCTGGTTGACAGGTTCAAAGAGTTTATCGCAACATTTTCGCCAGAACAGGCACAATCTATCGGCTATTTCCTTGGTCAGCTCCTGACAGCTTTTGTAGCATTTAAAGGACTTACATGGTTCGGTGGCATTTTCGGTAAAGAAGGAGTGATAGGCAAAGGAATCACCATGTTAGCAGCGCATCCATATGCTTCGATAGCGGCAGGACTTGGTCTTACTGTTGCCGCACTTGATAAATTTGGAGTGATTGATGTTGATTGGGACGGGTTATGGACAAGAATCGGGAATCTTAAAGACGTAATTGTGAATTTCATCAAAAATATTAATTGGGATTCGTTAATAAAAACAATCGGTGATGTATGGGATGTATTCCAGCCATTTGCCGAGGGATTCGCAGATGGGTTTATCAGCTTTTTCGATATAATGCTGAACGATATCGGCGCCCCTCTGATTAACGCATTAGTAAGCGCCTTAGATGCTTTCGCAAAAGCCTTAGGAAAGCTTGACGATAAGCAGATAGAAGCTCTTGGCGAAGCTCTAGCACGGTTTTTTATTATAAGAGGGAGCATTAATTTTGCTCGAAACATATACAATGTAGTTAGCTCTATCGGTGCACTCAGAACAATCTTCGGTGGGTTAGGAACGGTTCTTTCCACAGCCAGTGGTGCATTGCAGACATTCTTTGGCTCTGGACTAGGTTCTACACTTGTAGCAGGACTCGCAGACAGTATGGTTGTCTTAGGAACTGCAATGGCAGGTTTCAACCTTGGAAAATGGATAAGCGTCAATCTGTTCGGCGGCGAAGATAAAACTTTTGGAGAGTTTTTGGAAGATAATGTATTCGGATATCAAAAAGGAGATTTTACCGGTGCTATCAACGAATGGATGAAAGATATATTCGGAGTCGGAGATAAACTGACAGAGGACGATTTAAAGGTATTTCAGGAGTATGAAGATGCTATTCTCGGTTTGGTTCACGCAAGCCAGATTTCAGGCGAACAAGCATATCCTTTATTAACATTCCTTTCCGAGCTAAAAGATAACGGATATAGCACAGAACAGGCGTTATTTGAACTTGAACTTAAGCTTAATAATCTTGGAATTTCGTCCGAAGATTTCGAGAATGCGATAGCAGGAGTAAACAAACCAGTCAAAGACCTTGGAGATACAGCGGAAACATCCTCTAATCAGTTTTCAAATATGGCTGATCGGATTAACAATGTGTCGTTTGAGGATATCTCAGAACAGCTTACGGGATTCCAGACACTTATCCAGACCGTTGACTTTGCAACTCTGGTAACAGATACGGCAAATGCAATTGATGAAATGGGTGGTATCTGGGAAAATGGAAAACAGATTCTCGGCGAAAAAGCATTACAGATTTATCAGGAAATTGCAAAGGGATTAGAGCCGGACGATAACGGTTACTATACTTTGGCAAACGGACAGATGGTGCAGTTTGGAAAAGGTATTTCTGACTATGAAAGTACTCTACAAAGTACAATGGATTCAACTCTGCAGGGGGCAATCAACGGCGTTCTGGATAACAATTCTGGTTTTGAATTAGTTACGGAACTCGGAAAGAATCAGATTCTTGCCGTAGGTAGTGGGATTGAGCAGAACGGCAGCAAAGTCACTGAAAAGCTTAACTCAACAATTCAATCATCTGCAAAAGATGCAGAAGAAACTGCGAAATCAAGCGGTAAAACCCTTGGAAGCAACATTGCAGAGGGATTACAGTCTGGAATTAACGGGAAGAAAGAAAGCACAAAGACTTCGATTCTTGACCTAATGAATAACAGCGTAAAAGCCCCTGCGCAGGAAGCAGTAGACTCCCACTCTCCGTCCAGATGGTTCAAGCAGCTTGCAGAATACTGCGGTCAAGGATTCCGAAACGGATTAGAGCCGGGCTTTTCTGCGTCGTTCACATGGTTCGGAAGAATCCGAAGCAGAATCAGCAATTCCATTGGAAACCTGTATAATATCGGTTGGAACTCTATTATTGGCTTAAATAATGGAATTGTAGGAGCGGCACAACAACTTTATGCAAATGTGCAAAAGATCGCACAAAATATATCAAATACGTTTCGCAAAGTTCTCAAAATTCACAGCCCATCTCAGGTATTTGAAGAACTTGGCGGCTACACCATGCAGGGCTTCCAGATAGGTATGCAGAATATGATTCCGGCATTACATTCTACAATCGGGGATATAAGCACATCTATACAGGGCATTCAGCTCCCACAAATGGAAGCCAATATAAAGGCTGTTCCGACTGCCAGAATGTATCAGAAGCCGGTATCTGCGAATGGTACTTTTGGTGACGATATTCGCCGTGAAGTAATTGCAATCAGTAACAACACATTCGACAACAATCAGAATATCGCGCAGGTTATCCGGGAAGCTGTCAAAGGCATGGCAATTTATGCAGATGGTCACTTAGTCGGATATTTGCAAGAGGAAAACGAACAGTTCAGAAACCGCAATGGATTCGGATTATTTGAAAGGTAGGTGAGGTAAATGAGTGATTTTATTGCAGGAAGCAGTTTTGAAGGATGGCTCTTGAAGTTTGGAAGCAAAGTTGTTCCAAACAAATACCTCGCCTACGATGATTACACTGCAACTCCAAACCAGAGAACAGAAGTAGAAGCATACAGGGACTTGAATAATCTCTTGCACAGGGACACAAGCCCGAATTTTAAGACAAAGATTGATTTTAATACCAGACCGCTTTATCTGGCAGAGAAGATTGATTTGCAGTCTGCATTTGCTTCTGGCTTGGTCAACAGAGCGCAGCGGAAGTACAATGTCACATATTGGGATGATGAGCAGAACACCTACAGAACGGGGGTTTTTTATATGCCCGATGTGGATTACAAAATTATCAATGTGGACGAAGAGACAAAGAACATTCTTTATAATAAGATGCGGTTCGCACTGATCGAATACTAACAACCAGAGTGCATGAGTGTCACAGCTCATGTGCTCTTTTATTTTATAAATAGACGGGAGGATGATTATGGCAGATACAGTATCTTTTGACAGTTTATTGAATACGACAGCCGGGATGACTGCTATTGTTAACAACAAGAAACACGATGATGATGTAGTCAGTGTAACAGGTGTTGACTGGTTTACCTATGCAGGAAAGACTGCCAGTACTATATATGTTTCTGGTAACAATTTTATCGGATTCGGGCAAAACGCCGAACAACTCAAAATCTGGCGCAGGGATGGCGCGGTTTATTATATTTACCGACAGGAAGGAACACTCACATCAGGAAAAAGATTCCTCAAAATCAGAGTTGAAGGATATGTATATTATTCAAGTACATCTTCATCATATGCGCTGAAATACGAAGTATTCTTGATAGAAGGACAGACATTATTTATCAATGTCGTTCAGAGACCTACAAGCAGTTCATACACTGGTACATCGTCAATCACCGACGGTAAAGCCACAACAACCCTAACTCTTTCCGTATCTTCTACGGTTCCGGTTTCAATTCTGGTAAAGAACGCAGGTGTATCACAGAAAGTCAGCTATGAGAAGTTTGTTGACAAATATGTCACTGGAATTACTGTGTCAAAAATGCCAGATAAGACCACGTACTATCAGGGCGAATTATTTGACAGCACAGGCCTTGCAGTGTCTCAAACATACAATGATGGAACATCAGAAACCATCACCAATTATGAATTATCAGGATTTGACAGCAGTTCCGCAGGTACAAAGACCATAACCGTTACTGTATCTGGCAAAACCACAACGTTTGAGATTACCGTCTCAGAAGCTTCTATTACCACCATATCAGTAACGACTATGCCAAGCAAGGTAAATTATCACATAGGAAAAGAATTTGATTCTACAGGCATTGTGGTTACGGCAACGGCAAGTGACGGAAACACTATAGATGTCACAAAAGATTGTACATATTCTGGTTTTGACAGTAGTTCTCCAAAGCAATGTGAAATTACAGTTCATTATGGCAGTTTCACTTGTACATTTGAAGTTACTATTATGCAACCAGAAAGAATCTCGGACATATTTTGTCAAGGCAAATATTATTTTGTCGGTGATGCATTAGATCTTAAGGTATCTTATATAACTGTAGAATACTCAGACGGCTCAGAGGAAGTGACAAGCGGATACACAATTGAAAATAAGGCGCTTTTGGAAGCCGGTGTAATTCCTATTAATGTAGAATATTTTGGCGTGGCAATTACGTCAAATGTCACAGTATACAGTTCTCTTTTGATACATATCGGTTCTCCGAATTACGAAGATGTGACAGCTGAATTCGACATTGATGCAAATACTTTAACCATATCTGGAACTGGAAAATTCACATATAGTTTATCTGATAGTTTAGAGAAATCCGACATTTCTATCCCTGACAGCTTATATAAAAGATGTACAAAAATGGTTTTTGGAGACGGAATCACTGGCATTAGGAGCGGATTTAGTTCCTCATTCAAAAAATTGGAAAGCATTGTTTTTTCAAACACGATCGCAGAAATCGAACGTGGAAATTTTTCAATATTTTTAGGAACTAAACTTGAATTTCCGTCATCAATTAAAACGATTCTAGGAGGCGTGTTTTACTCTTGTCCTAATCTAACAGAACTACTTTTTCATGATGGCTTACAAACAATTGAGGGCGGCACATTCAATGAGTGTCCAAAATTAAAAAACATTGTTTTTCCAACGTCGTTGACTTCGTTATCATCCGGTGCTTTTTCAGGGGCGACAATAGATAATGTTGAAATCGGAAATGCAGATTCCATATTCAATTCATCCGGTATTTTTATTCCAAATTGCAAGAATTTGATAATTCGCGGCGGAACTATTGACGGAACAAATGGAACGAAATTGCTTTCTGCGCTCGAAAATCTTACGCTAAAAAGCACGGTTAAATTTACCGGAACATCACATTTTACACCATGTTCTAGTACTTTAAAAACAGTTACCATTGAAGACGGAATAACAGTAATACCAACATCGTGTTTTGCGAACTGTGGGAAAATCACGGAAATTACTATTCCTGCAAGTGTTATAAACATTGGAGATAATGCGTTTTACAATACTTCACTTAAAAATCTGGTAATTCCTGACGGCGTTCAAACTATTGGCGCTCAGGCGTTTCGCGGAACACAACTTACAAACGTGTCTATTCCTGCAAGCGTTACGGTCATTTGGGAAAATGCTTTTAACACGCCTGTTACAACAAATATCACACTGAACAAAAAAACAAATGAAATCTCTGGTTCACCGTGGGGAGCATCTGGCACAATCACATGGTTAATTCGGGCAACCAGACTTGAAGTTACTCATATGCCAACCAAAGCCAGATATTTCGTAGGCGAAACTTTTGACAGCGCAGGACTTGTAATTGCTGCATACTACAACGATAATACGTCAGAACAAGTAACAGGATATACCTTATCAAGCCCGGATATGTCAGTATACGGAAATAAAACTGTAACGGTTACATTCGATGAAAAGACCGTGGATTTCAGTATTCTTGTGGTAGACATTTCTGGAATCGAAGTAAAAACTATGCCTGTAAAAACCGAATATCCGAAAGGAGATGTATTCGACGCAACTGGATTGTCAATCCTTGTTAAATATACTGATGGCACATCAGAAACAAAGACAAGCGGATTTGAAATATCTGGATTTGATAGTTCTTCTGTTGGCGAAAAAACAATCACAGTAACCTACAAAACACATACCGATACTTTTAAAGTAACCGTATACGATCTTTCCGGAATAAGAATCACAAGTTTTCCATCCAAGATTTATTACAAAATCGGAGAAGCATTCGACCCATCGGGTCTTACCGTTGCAGAAGTAAGACAGGATGGAACCGAGAAAGAAATTACAGATTATGATATTTCTGGCTTCGATAGTTCTACCGCAGGTTCTAAGACCATCACAGTTTCTTATAATGCCACAGTCAACGGAACTTCCAAATTTGTTGGTTCCGACAGTTTTCAAATTAAAGTCACGAACGACGGAAAAAACCCATTTGATGATAGCTCAAGTGGTGGTTCTGGCGAAGTTGAAGAAGAAAAAACTGAACCAATCAATGTTACAGTACACTGGATTAACGGCGAATTTGCTGACCTTACAAATGAAAATATCGACCAGAATACGCTTACTTTGCAGGAGTCTATTTGTTCTGAAAGCTATTTCATTTTTGGCGGCTGTGTCTGTAATCAGATAACGTTTCAGGCTCACCACGACCAGTTTAACGGTACCTCGGAAGAGTTTTATCCGCATGGAAAAATTGAAGTTTACGTCGAGAGAAAAGGAACAAAAATCAAAATCTTCACAGGCGAAATCGACAGCGCAGAGCGGAAAGCAAATTCCCTGACACGTAATTTTATCGCATACGATTATCTGTATAAATTACGAAATACTGACATTGCGAGGTGGTACAAGAACCAGACTACTGACAAGAAGAAAAAACTGACTCAAAAGCAATTCAGAGATAAATTATTTGAGTTTTTGGGACTCGAACAAGTTAGCACAAAACTACATTGGGACGACACCTATGTGCCTGATACGAATAACTCAAATGAAATGAATGTAGTAAACATTCTGAAAGATTTATGCTTGCAGAATGACCGTTTTGGATGGATGAACAGGGACGGGAAGTTTGAGTATCTGAAACTTCGACAGAACAGTTACAGATACGGACAAACCACCGATAATAAGAACATTTATAAATATTATAACAACGAAGAAGTACATCTCGATACATTCAAGAGTTTTACCGCAAAAGAGGGTAGAATCTGGTTCCCGAATGTTATATTTTGTGACCCCGACCCGAACAGAGCCTTTGGTTTTACACAAGGTGACTACACCGCACAGGAAGCATATGATAACAACGTTTATTATAACAGGAACAGCTTCTTTGTAGGAAATGAAGACTGGCTAAATTACGTTTGGGATGCTGACGAATATGGCGGTATTTCAAGGCTTGAACCAATTATGAAGATTTGTTATGGCGTATTCGTAGATCAGGATTTGCGGAAATATTATCGTGCGCAGGGATATACCGCCGAGGTTCAGGGAAACCCACTGAACATGGTTGGACAGGCAGTCGAACTCTACTATAAAAAGCAGATTCAGCACGACGATCAGGAGCCTACAGAACTGCAATGGTATGTTCATTCATACATCATGAGCAGGACGCTCAAAATCGGCGCTACAGGCATGATTGACACCTATTCTGCTAACAATGCACCGTTTAATAGTAACAGCCAGCAGTTAGGAAAATACACTCCCGAAATATCTGGAACGGTTAATCTTACACGATCTGAAATGCCAACAATCAGTTATGCGGAATTTACGGACGGTTCGAATTCGGAATTTTCACCGGCAATGATTGACGATTTTACAGACGGCTCTGGTGGTTCTGGTAGCACTTCTGAGCAATTAAAAAAAGCACAATTAAGGTGTGTAAAGCGAATAAAAAAAGCCGATTATGACGCTCTTGTAGCCACAGGAACTGACCGGGCAGATACATTGTATTTCACATTCGAGGAGAAATGATAGGATGATATATAAGGCATTTTTGAACAGACAGGAAATCACTGGGTTTCCTGTCAAAGGAAAGGATATAACAAAGATTTACGGTGGAGATATTTTGCTATGGGAAAAGTCAGGAATACCCTCAATGAAAGAAATATGCTGTGCAAGAGGAACATATTACTGGACATCAGATTTGAGCGGTTCGTACGAGACATTTAATGAGATTGAATTTTCGGTCCGTAATCAAACTGAAAATGGGAAAACATATCTGACTCAAAATACAAAAGTTGGATATTATCTTGAATATAGTCATACATCCGGTCAATCGTTTTCGTGTCGAGCGCATGTTATGTATGATGGCGTTGTAATTCCAGAAAAAGGTTCTGACTATTTTTTAAATGTTAAAAAGACATATAAAAAATACGATATGAGCGAAAATTTACTTGAAAAAACTGAGGAATGGCAATTTAGTACATTAGTTGATAAAAATAAGCCTGGAATATATCAAGTTGGATTTGGAAATGGCGTATCTCTTGGGCTTAATGCACTTCCAATTAACGGTATGGTAACTGGCGGAGTGGGTTTTGACTCGCTCGAAAAATTAAAGGAATACATGGGCGTTTCTTAATTAATTTGATGAATAAGAGCACCAAAATCGCAAATAAGAGCATGATTTTCCGAAAATATGAAATAAGCCCTTATTCGCCAAAATAATCTCAAAATCTCAGTCCCGAACGTACTAAAATGTAACTATATTGAAAATAAAAAATGAATAATTTGTAAACGTAAATTTTGCTTATTTTCAGAATAAATCAATCATCTGAGAAAATAATAAAATCCAGAAATAAATATTCTGTCAACGAGCAATTTTCGTTTACATAATATCTCAATGTAACGTTACAATAACGTTACCAGTAACGCAATAGAATAAGAATAAGAAATAGAATAAGAATATAATTAATATATATACGAGATATATATTAATCGTCAAATTAGCCTAATTTGACACTGACATTCTCAATTCGTTTCAGCCCAAGGCAAACCATTTTAATCAGCAACTCCGCATTTGACTCATATAGCGATTTTATGTGCGATTCGGTAAAATCATCGAATGACATATAAAAATTGATTCTATGGGTAAATATGGAGCTTACAAGGCATATTTAACAGAAAGGAGCAATATGATATGACAAACGAACAGAAAGCAGTTCTCAGGAAGATTATTTATGCAGTCGAAACCGGCGGACAGGTTTACGGACAACAGGATTATTCCGACTTCACGGAAGCCTACACCAATTCTTCTGAAGAACATGCAATCACGATTGGGGCAGGACAGTGGTACGCAACCGAAGCTAAAACGCTTCTGGAACGAATTTACGATGCCGACCCGGAACAGTGGGAGAAGATAGACAAGGTCAGACTTCTGGAACAAGTTCAGACCGCAAACTGGGAATGTTTCAATATTTCCAGAGTGTCACAGCTTGCCGACACCATAGTTGCCCTTATTTCGTCCGATTTGGGCGTTAAATGCCAAGATAGCCTTATTGATGAACAATTAGCCACCTATGCAGATGAAGCTCTTAAACAGGGCGTTACGGACGCTAGAGCGCAAGCTATGTGTGTGAACTTTAGACACCAAGGCGGACAGGGAGCAGTAACAAGGATTCTGGCAAAGACTCAGAAACCATATACACTCGACAATCTCTATGCAGCCTGCCAGACGGACACAGGGAACCAAGTCGGGGCATATAAGAGCAGACAAAGATTCGTTTATAACGCATTAAAAACATATTTTCCAGAAAGTGAGGAAACAAGCATGAACGCAATTGATAAATTAATCCAGATCGCAAAGAATGAAACCGGATATCTTGAAAAGGCAAGCAATAGTCAGCTTGATAGCAAGACAGCAAATGCCGGAGAAAATAATTACACAAAATACTGGCGAGATATTAAACCGGATTATCAAGGACAGCCATGGTGCGCTGCGTTTATTTCATGGTGTATGATGAAAGCATTCGGCTTAGACACAGCAAAGAAACTTTTGAAACACTGGCCATACGTTTATTGCCCGACAATGGCGGATTTGTTTACTCTGAACGGCAATCCAAAAGTCGGAGACATTGTTATTTTCTACAGGAACGGAGAATTTACGCATACTGGAATCGTAATAAAAGTGTCAGGAGATCGGTTCTGGACAGTCGAAGGAAATACTTCTGGTGGCTCTACAATTATCGCAAATGGTGGTGGTGTATGCCAGAAAAGTTACTACAACAGCAACCTTCCCGGAACAAAATTCTGCACTCCAAATTACAGTTTAGTTAAAAATACAACGTCAGTTTCAGGCTCAGATACAGCCAAAAAGCAGAACACTAGAGCCTACATTGCGCAGATAAAAAAGGACACAAAATGCTATACAAAATCAAACAAAAACAGCCCGTCAAAGCTGTTTCCAAAACTGAAAAAAGGTGCAGTTGTAGAGGTGATGAAGTACACAGAAACCGACAGCTCGGGACTTAAATGGTACTTCATCCGTATCCCACATCCGACAGAAGGGTTTGTTTTTGAATTTGTTCCAAAAGGAACATTCACCAGAATTACAGATATTTCTAAATGACAGTTGTAATATGACTTTTATAATGCTATAATAAAACGTGTTCGATATAGTAGTTCGTATTGAAACCCCTTTTATTTATTAAGTGTTGACAATGAGAATGACCGCCAATTACTCCTTCCCGGATTGGCGGTCATTTTTCGCTGTCAGCTTATGTATTTTTCGTACTTTTCTTTAATTTCCTTTGCCCCATTCTGTCTTATCTGGACAATGTCCCCAGAATCCATAATGAAATTATCACCCGCCGACTGAATGTGATCCATGTTCACCAGATAACTCTGATGGCAGCGCAAGAATCGTTTATCAGACAGTTTTTCTTCCAGATCATTCAGCTTGCAAGTGGTCACGAAACATCGGTTATTTGTCGCAAAAATATGGCAAACTCTTGCCTGACTCTCGACGTACTCAATTTCATCGTATTTGAGCCGGTTTATCTGCCTACGGAACTTAAATGTAAATGTCTCGTCCTTCATCTGCGACAGAATCTCGTCAATAGCCCGGTATATTCTGCCGTATTCCTTACCCTTGACCGCATACTGCATAGCACCGACGTCAAATGCTTCTTGCAGATGAGAATCGTCGGCTGTCCAGAATATAATCTTTCCATCATATCCAATATCTCGGAGCCGGTTCGCAATCTCCAAACCGTTCTCATTTTCCAGAATCATATCCAGTACAATTACATCGTACCATTTACCCTCTTTCACATCTTCAACAAGCGGATAACCTGCCGAATACTCGTTGATTTCATAGCGATAATCTCTTTTGCGCCGTAAGAATCCCGATACGCACTCTTTAAACAAGTCAACTTCAAGCTGGTTATCGTCACATATGGCTATTCTCATATGCGCACCCTCCTTTCGTAGTCTCAATTTGTCAAAATACGCCATGATTTTGACAGTACACACATTTTTCTTTTTGTTTGTGGTATTATTGTCCCACAAACAAAGTGTAGCACTTGAAATTGTTAGTGTAAAGCATTAAAGTTTGACATAATTCGCAAAATATGGTTTCTGTGTCCGGGAGGATGTGTGGATAGAGAGACTGCCTGCAAGAACGACAGGCAAAAGAAAGAGGGGCGGTTGCCCCTCTTGTTTATTTCGCTAAATACAAAACTGAAACAGTATCTATTTTTACACACATTCCATTCTCTAACGGTAGATTCCCAATTTCACTGGAATATAAAGAATTAATGCTTTCTAAGTCAGAACCAAGACTTTCTTTATATTTTTTTGAAGCAACATGGTATTCTTCTGAATGTTCGTAATCATCATTCTTATAATCATCGTAGCTGTCATATACGCTGATAATTCCTGCTCCGTCGGTTATTGAAAAGGTGTACTTTCCGGCAGGAATATCTTCGCCAATAATATAAACACCTGGATTTAGCCTGCCGGTATCATCAAGAGAATCGTTTTCCTGAGAATTAGAATTTTCACTTTCCACGTCTTTTAAAATAGCTTCTTTTAATTTAGTTCCGTCTGAAAGACGCGTGATTGATAGCGAATCATCCCAAATTGAGCAAGCCAGAGTATCATTTTTGAAATTCCAAACGTTTGTTAGAACTACTCCATCATAACCACCCTTATAGAAATCATCAGTAACATAATCATAATCATACCAATCCTGCTGAGATGCTTCCGACAATACACCGGAAACCTTTGAAGCAAATGTGCCAACTTCATCATCTGGCACGTTCTCACTTATAACGACGCTTAGATGCAAGGATTTAGTGTTTTGGTCAATCACACACTCAGATGCTTCGACAAACCCATCTTCACCATTGATCTTATTAAGCATTTCATTAATGTTGTCAAAGGAAGTAGCACTGGCATTGACAGGAGAAATGCATAAAAAAGCACACATCGTCATAATTCCACAAACTCTCTTTTTCATAAAATCCTCTTTTCTGCTAAAGAAATCTCATATACTGCACTGCAATAAAAACTACTTCAATGATTCCGACAATAATTCCGAACCATGAGCCAATATGTCTATATTCCTCTTTCTTTGTGCCAATATCTACTAATCCTACAATTGCTCCTGCCAGAGCCAGAGGAAACGACAGGATAATTGGCAACGGAAGAATGAATGCCACACCTGCCAGAATACAGGAAATGACGCTCAGGGTTGAATCTTTCTTCTTTTCACCTTTGCTCATACAATCCCCTCCCTTGTTAAAATTTTACAATATTATACCACCTCATGCAAACTATGCATAGTAAAATATCAAAAAAGTAGATTATTTTTGCAGAAAAACTCCCTGATTTTGCACTTCCCAGAAAAATTACACAAGTGTGTGCTATAATGCGTGATATATTTTTAGAAAGAGTTGGTAGTAATGGAGAAGAACAGATACAGGATAGTCGTATTCATCCTGATATTTTACGAAATATTCTGTGCGGTGCATATACCGTCACATGATATAGCAGAACGCCACCGCAGAGATGTGCAGATTACAAAAGAAGCTGCGAAACAAATTTATTCCGACCAGATGCAGGAGTTGAGCGAGATCAAGGAAATTTGCAATGTCGGATGCTGTATTCACGAAAGCACAATTTGCTTTGAGATTACGAAGTTTGCCTACGAAATAACAAAAGTCCATGTGTATATTTGGCAGTTGCCAAGAGGGAATATCGGTGGTATAATGATGAAAACGAACTAATGTTCGGTTCTGTTTCCTACAAGCCGGGCATATACTGTAATGTAGGTGGTAGTTGTGACAGGGAGGGCTATTTATGGATTATAAAGAGAAAATCATGGCTTTATTAGAAAAGGTTAAAACAGAAGAAACATTAAAACGGGTATATAAACTGTTAGAATATTTGTATTTAAAAGAAAAGTAAAAATAAAAGCCCCTGCGTTTACAGGGGCAAATTTGTTATTCTGTTTTTAAATCATCTGGAGAAGCCGAAAAATAATATTCGAACTTAGAACTATCATATTTTGATCCTATCATTTCATTGATTTTGTCCGCAATGGCAGTTCCCATTTCTTCTCCAAATTCCGAATCCTCTACTTTAGTTTTCTTATACTCCGTAAAGATGTTACCCCACCAATATATATTTGGCTTTTGGACTATCCCTTAAAAACGCGCCCGCATTTTTTGCATTGATATTTAGTAGAAAAGAAACCCCTGCTAATTATCTGTACATTGGCACTCCGACAAGTGATTGCCGGGCATTTTATTTTTCTGGTAATTTTGTCGATAGTTTTTCTTTTTCTCATTTAAGTCCTCCTTGGTGATTTTTTATATATTATAATACACAAAGGACTGATAGTATAGTTAAAACGCAAAAAAAGACTGGGATTTTTACCCCAGTCCTTTTTATTAGTTGCTTTCTAATTCGGTCAAAATTTCTTCAAGCTGTTTCCAATGCTCTTCACTAAGCTTTGCGAATTTAACAAGGATTTTTTTTGCAAATTCATTATCCCCGGTCATTACCGAATCTACGATAGCCTGCGCATCGCCATCGTCGTCCATAAACATGTTACCGTCGCCGCTCACAAGCCAGTCATAAGAAACCTTATAAGTAGTACAGATCAATTTTAGAAAATCGTCATCTGGAACTGTTCTTCCAAGTTCTATATTTTCAATTTTACCACGGCTTTTTAAACCGAGTTTTTTTGCAAAGTCTTCTCTTGAAAGTCCTAAGTATTTTCGCAGCTCTTTCAACCGCTCGCCCATTTACCCACCTCCTTTCTTTATTTTATGGTAACAGTATAACATTTTTAAAATACGTTGTCAACGTAAAAATATTTAAAAACACGTTGACAATGCGTTATAGATGTGATATTATACGTTCATAACGTAAGAGATGTGGAGGTGAACAAATGTCAGAAGAAAAGAGACAGCTTATCAGAGATGTAACAACACGAATCAATAAGCTTCCGGTAGATAAGCAACACTACATTTTGGGATACATGAATGGCGTTGCTGATACTGTTGAGAGTGATACTCAGAAAGAAGAAGCAACAATTAGAGATAGTATAGGTAATTGCGAAACTCGCGGTGCTCGTTCGTAACCTTGAACCAAAACAAGGA